AGCGTGTATCATGGCGGGATTAGCATTCCCGCCACTAAGGAGCCTTTTAGATGTTCAATTTCAGTGAGCCGAAAATCAGCGCATCGCAGATCATTGAGATCGCAAAGATTAACGGAACATCACCCGTTCGCGTAGCTATCCAGTCAAACGGATATCGAGACGCGGTAAGCTTTTGGGATGATGTAAAGGAGGTTGAAAGCGGAAATGATAAATATCCTGTGATCTCGCTAGGGAATGACGTTGATATAGTTGGCAGGCTTTCGCGTAGTCTTGCTAGGTCTGTCCAGTTCCCAGAGTCGTCGGCATACATGCATTTTATTGGGTGCATATCAGCGGCCATGCTTGGGCGTTTCACTGTTGATTATCATGGAACCGATCAGCCAACGTGCCTTTACGTTGTGACAAGTCAACCACCATCAGCCGGTAAGTCAGCTATTAACACGATGGCGATCGCTCCAATGATCGCAGAAGTTGAGCGCCTTAACGAGCTGAGAAAGAAGGAAAGAAAAGTAATCCTCGCCAAAATGTCAGCGCTTAAGAATGAGCTGAAGGGCGAGAAGTCAAAGACTGAGTTAGCTCAGCTTTTTGAGGAGCAAGAAGAACTTGAGGAAAAACTTAACAAGCTTTGCGATATCGTTTTCCCTGTATCTGACACCACGCCAGAAGGCTTGGCAAAGATAAACAACCGTCAGGGTAACTTTTCCGTTATATCCGATGAGGCAACGAGTATTAACAGCCTATTGGGCATGACTTACGGAGACGGCTCAAAGAAAACGAACAGCGAACTTGTTCTGAAGGCGTGGGACGCCGGTCACGTATCGATCGCTCGTTCAAACATCGACAACAACATGAGCTTTGTTGCTATGGGCGCGATCTCTGTCATCGCTCAGGATGAGACGTTGAACGCAATCATGCAGGCGGGTGCAAGGGGTATCGGTGTTTCTGAGCGTTTCCTGCTGGTAAGAGAGAAGCCGATGTTAGGCGAGCGTGTATTCGTTGATGAGAACGGTGAGAGCACGTATGAGCCTGTCGATCGTGGGATGGTTGCTCAGTATTACAAGCTGGTTAACGCTATCATGAGTGAGTCAGGCGTCAAGCTTGAGGTTACACCAAGGGCGATGAAGTACCTGAACAGGGCGCGTCAGGATATGGAGCCTCATCTTGGTGATGGTGGCAAGTATTCTCATACAATGCTCAGGGGTGCGCTCGGCAAGTTCGACAAGCAGGCAATCAGAATCGCCGCTGTTATTCACGTTATCAGGAATTGGCACAACGAAAAAGGAAACCCGCAAAAGGCAATAAAGATCGAGCTGGATACGATGATGGAGGCTGTTGCCATGTTCCATGAGGTCAGCAAGACTTATCTTTCATCTGCCAATGCTGCGGGACATGCTGGCGATAACGCAGAGATGAACCGGCTGATTGAAGTTTTGAGCAAGGCGGCGAAAACTGGCACACCAAAGGGATCGCCAAATATCCGCACGATCTGCGAGGTGGCGAGAAAGCTTAAGCCGTTCGACGGGCAAACCGGAGTGACCAAGAAGATAAAAGAGCACCTTCTGCCAATGCTTGAGGCAAGGAATTATGTCTGTGTCATAGGTGAGACAGTTCATGTTAATCCGAGAATGTTGGGGTAGTTATGTTTCTTCTTGACTTATATAGATTCTGCGAGAGCCGAAAAAGCTTTGACCGTCAGGAGTTGGCAAAATTCATATACGTTCACAGGGATTGTGAGCGATTTGCTAAATCTGCTGGCTGTGACCGGAGAATGTTCGCCTCATGCGTCTCCAAGGAGTTTTTAGCGCGTAGCTGTGCGCTAGGCTATATGAATCTTGATAGGGGCGTGGCGAGTGCCAGGGGGGCTGAATTTAGGCCTTTCACTTTCGAGTTTAAGACATTGAACGGGCTTGATGATGAATACGTTAAAATGATGGTCAATATAGGGGAAATGTCAGACGATGAGTTATTCCGATGAACAGAAGGTGATAGACGCAGTTATAGAATGCTCACAGAAGAACATGATCGGGAGAGATGCATTGATTGCCGGAATGTCGTCAATTCTTTATTCTGCAATGAAGGCGTCACGAAAGGATAACTTCAATCTCGTTGACAGGGAAACCGGAGAGTGTCTTTTAGTTGCCACAAGGTACAAATAAAAAGGAGCCATTAGGCTCCTTTATTGCGTCTGGTGGAATAGATTGTTACTGCCGTAGCTCCAACCATCAGGCCTACAATGAAGAAACCGGCGATTGATTCCCAAGAGCTTTCGTTATTCCTGATCTCGATCCTGTCTGCCTGAATGCTGTCTGCCTGAATGCTGCTAGCGCTGACCTTTTTACCGTTTGAAGTATCCATGTTATCGATTTTGGAGTTCTTCAGTTCGTTCTTGGTCTCGTTGCTGGCGTCAACCTTCCCGCTAATACCAACAGCCTGCTTTGTATTCTCAGCGCCAACCTGAGCGGTAACATCCGGCTTGCTGCCAACGATCCCGCTAATGGCGTCGAGCGGGCTACTGCAACCGGTCAGGCCTGATGCCAACGCGAGTGCAATCGCCAGAGCTATGATGTGCTTTTTCATTTAAGATCCTTAACGCAATATTCATATTCGAAATTACGACGATTAACCAGACCTTTGACCTTGACGCGCTTGCCGGTCTTAGGATCTTTCGCGTAAACCCATCTGTGAAGCTGGTTGCAGGCATCAATGTATCTACCCTGATTAATCAGCTTGAGCATGGTTGAGGATCCGAAAGCAGACCGGCCAACGTTGAAAGTGAAACTGTAAACAGCCGCCTTCATGGTATCAGGCATCTTAACCTTGACCCTTGAGTCAACGTAATCAGAAGCGATCTTGATGTGCTTTGCCAGTAGCGCAGAGCATTCTGATGTGCTGTAGGTTTTACCCATAATCACATCCTTTCCGGTAATGCCAGCGCATACAGTCGGGACGCCAGCGATATCTATGTAAACCTTATGCTTGACGTCCTCAACCTTTTCAACCAAGGGGACGGCTATCAGCAATGCAGCACTGAACGCCCCCGCAATAACCCTATTATTTATCGCCATTACTTGCTCCTGCGGCTCACAGCCTCAACAATGTCGCCACGCTCAAGCGCTGCGCGAATTGCCTTGCTGTCCTCTTGAATCGTTTTGCTATTCCTGTAACTCAGGTAGCCGCCCCAAAAACCAAAAGCAATCATGAAGAACAGACTGATTCCTGCGATCATGATCTGGCCGGTTGCTGCGCCAGTAATAGCGCCGCCACCTGACCCCATTGTTAAGCTGTTAATAACGTCTTTCATACGGTAGTCCCAAGTTGTTTATTTTGTGTATTGAGTGATGATATCGAATCGCCTGACCAAAATACAGACGAAAAAAAGGGAGGCAAAAGCCCCCCTATGGTTAATGTTATGTTATGTAAAGCAAATGGCTTATTTTTTTGTTTCTTCAATAATTTCGAAATCAACATAATGCCCTTTTAGTGGGGCGATTATTGCCGATCCTTGACCGTCACGAAACTCATACATGCCACCGCCGAGAGTTGCAACGCCGTAAATAAGGCCTACGGAATAAGGCAGTGCTGATGATGTGTTTCGAGTGCAACGTGCTTTCATTTTAGAAACCTTTGAAGTTAGAGGCCAGAGTGATAACCCAAATCAAACCGCCAGTGATGAGAGCGCCAAGCAGTAAACAGATCACAGATTCAAAAAGCTTTTTCATTTTCATTTACTCCTGTTAAGAATTGCGTTTCGTTGAAAAGATAATACCCCAAACGTTAATTCGGGGTTTAGCAATTTGTGCTATTTGAACATCTCAGGGCGGAATGTGAACCGGCCAACCTCACCAAAATCTTTCGAGTAAATCACAACCGCCGCACGGCGCTGAGATCGCCAGCCGCCACGCGCCGCATAGGCATCTTTCGCTGCCATGGTGCCGTGAACCTCAACGATACCGATAGCCGCCTCTGTTACTGTCTGATGATGCCAGTGCCCGACGTGAGCATAAACATAATCAGACTTCCCGAAGTCCTGACGCCAGTCAGCCGCACAAGCCATCAGTAGCGCCTCTGGCTTTCTGATCGTGTGGCCGTGATGATATGCGAGGAATGTTTTACCCCACTGAGTGTGATGGATAATGCGCGGAGAAACGTCAACGATAACCCGAGTCTCTTTTTCGTAGTGCATCGCCATGGCCGCTCGCAGCCAGATCATGCCGCTCTGATCGTGGTTACCCTCGATAATGTGGATCTCGACGGTTTGATGTTTCTGCAACATCTTATCGATCGCCCTGCGGGTTGCGCGAATAGCAACGTGAACAAGTTTAGCGTAGCGGCTATCCTGATCCAGAGAGTGACCGCTGGCCGGTGTCACCGCCTCAAGTCCGTCACTGTGAAGCATGTCACCTCCGATAAGCAACACAGCTCGCTCAGCCGATGGAGCAACATCAACGGAATAGTCAAAGAACTGATTCATTACCCTTTCGGCAATGTCAGTGCTGTAGTTTTCGCCGGATTCGTGCTTGTGAGCCAGTGCCCCGATGTGCATATCAAAGATCGGGTAAAGACACAGGGTTTCACTGTCAGTAAGCGGGCTGCACAGGTTAGGCTGAGACTTCTCAATATCTGAAGCAAACGCCTCAACAGCGGCTTGTAAAAGCGCCTCCTGACGTTCTTTATCTACTTCCGTCTTAATCCACTGGCTAACGTCGCCGGACTTGCTGACATAGGTTGATGTTCCCTTAATCATGTAGCCGTCTGGAACGTAAGCTTTCGCCTTGTCGCCGTTGCCATGACCAACGCCTTTCTTAGCGATCTTAACTGATCGATCCTCAACGCTACGGATGTGCATATCGTACTTTTCTGCAATTTCTCGCAGAGTCAGGCCTGCTGCCCGCTCCTGCAAAAACTGCTCATCTGTGATCTTTTGCTTTGCCATAATTAAACCTTAAAAATTAGTAAATAAACCGCAATAAATGCCAGCGGTACGGGAATGAGACAAACGATAATGTACCTCATTCTGATGGCCTAAGCCAGTATTTCAGATCTGAAGCTGACACCTTAACCTCATTGTCACTGCGTATTATCCGATTGCTTGCCGGAGAGTAATAGCACGTTACCGGCGCGTTGTGGCTGGTGACAAAGATCACATCTTTAAAGTCTGGGGGTAACCAGTCAGCGACAGGGATTTTCCTGTACTTAACGCCGGAGAATATTATCTGTGGGTAAACTGAAGCGTCGATATTTAATCCAATCATCTCTTTTTGTCCCGATCTCTAAATGACTGTATGGCTTTCTTAAGCTCGTCTTTAGACCCTTGGGGCGTTGGCACAGCCTCAACCCTGAGAACCTTGCGGGGGCGATTCTCTATGTATGTCATTTTTCCATTATAGATAATGCTAACGTCAGATATATCGAAATATTTTGATATAAGCTTTATCTTTTCCTGCATCCCCGCCTCGCCTGCGTGCTGCCAGACTTCAGCCTTTCCAACGGCTATTTTCATATTCAGCCTTTTTCATTAATGACGCTGTGGAATCTAATGATAAATAACCGTAAGCAGCCCTTAGATAAAGATCTGCAAGTCCAAAGCTATTCTTTCCTGCTGAATGCCGAGACTTAGCCCTACGCTGAGCCTCTCGCAATAAAACCTTATTTACCATGATTACCTCCTGACCATTTATAAAAAAATAATACCCGCATTAAGCGGGCATTGTTTGACATTTAGTGCTGTTCTGGGAATAGCTCTGGGCAATCTGCCGCATACGCCTTCACGTCATGAATCATTTTCGGGAGCCATTCTCTGAAATGAAGATCCTTAACCTCTTCGAATGACATATCGAGAGACTCGGCTGTTTCGAAAGCATTCCCATTATATCCACAAGAAAGCAAAAGATAAGCCGCCATATACTGAAACATTTCCCACTTTGTATTTTCACCTGTTTGCATTATTTTTTCGCCTTCTTGTTGCGGTTTACTTTTCGCTTAAGTTTTACTGAAGGGCAAATCTCATCGATACAAACGTAATGAGTTTTTTGCTCCTCGCCTTCTTTCAGTTTGCGCATGATAAATATCACGCTGCCCTTGTTGTTATTATCAACCGGCTCACCAGTATCACCGGAGATAAATGCCAGACGTCCAGACCTGCAACTGCCATCATCATCAATGCTGGCGACAATCCAGATTATCTCTGCCGCACTCTGCTGAGCCTCACGGAACCATTGAGTTGAGTTGTCAGCCGGTAGGAGTAAGTCGATCTGGTTGTTGTGCTCCATCTGCTCGATCGACTTCATGACAAAAGGCATTGGATTGCTATATGGTGGATTAAGCCATACGTGTTTATTGGTTCCCCACCAGCGAACAAGGCAATTCGTTTCCTGACTGTAGAATTTTACGCAGACGGTGTTTTCCGCGCTCGCAGCCGCATCGAGATCGTACTCGCCATAACGAGACTTCATATATTCAATAACGTCACGGTGAGTTGACCATTTATCTCGAACGCTGTCCGGCGTTGTAGTTCCGGCATAGCGACGACCTGAAACTTTTCGCCATGGCAACGGCTTGATGTGCTGATAGTGACCACCAGATGAAAGGGCTGAGTTTCTTAACTCGGCCTCTTGCAACTGTTCCAGAGTGACAAACACATCGCCTGTCACTGCATCGTTTTCATCTTTCATTCGCCCCACTCCTCGATTTTTTCCATAACTTCAACAAAGATCATGACGGACACTGGCAAAAATAAAGTAACCATCATGCCAAGCAAAATAGGGTTTTTAATTACTTCCATCATGTCAATATCCTCATTAATTTGCGGTTTGTGCTGCCTTGAAATAACTATAACAAGGCAGAGATTTATTTGTTTAGCAATTAGTGCTGTTCAAGCATTTCAGCGACTGCAATTTTTAACTGCTCGCTACCGTAAGCAACCGCCGAAAACCCGCCTAGCTCTCTAACCTTTCTCAGGAATTCACGCTGTTCAGCGCTGACCGGTGACGCCTTTCCTTTACCAGACTTATTTACCCGCTTCAGCTCGATAGCGCCGAAAGGATATTTCGAACTGAAACCAATCAGGAAAACGAAGTCTGATACACCCTTGAGAAGTCCAGTTTGAGCATCAACAAGGGCGCTGTGAATGTGCTTAAGACCCTCGTTCACCGTATGCCAATATAGCAGGTTTGGATGCCTGACATTCAAGAAGGTAACAGAATCAATCTGGTGCTTTTGCTCCTTGTAAGTGTCGCCCTTGTCAGGCTCGTAAAACTCAATGTAATCACCCTTGTCTGTGCGCATATTAAACCCCGAAATCCTTACGTGAAATGATATCATCACCCTTTCCATTCCGGCGATGAGTTACCCGAACCGGAACGGCGAAATGATGTTTTTGCCCAACAATCTTTAAAGCATTCTTGACGCCCATGAAATATTTCTGCATCTGTTTATCTGCCACGTGAACCAAGACTGCCTTTTGCCTGAACATCGTGTGACACACCTGAGAGCTTGACTGCGGAAAGAACTTCTCGTAAGCGTTGAATTCTACGCCATCACAGTCTCTCAGAAGGTATTTAAATACCACGCCCGCCTGATTCTTTGTTGGGATAATGTCAAAGCTCAGGACGTCACACCAGTCATTTTTAGTGTATGCCTTCCCTGTCAATTTTGCGTTTGGATCGACAAGTGAAACGTCACAGTTTCTGCAAATCCTAGCAACAACATCGTTAAGCGTGCCACAACCACGAACAAGAACATTTCCGGTTCGTTCATCAAGCTGATCTTCGCATTTCCTTGACTTCCAAAAATACTCGCACCGATTACCAAGATCATCAACATGTACACACCTGCGGGCGTAGAAGCTATTTTCAGTTCCGCATAGCTCGCATTTTTTCGGATCCTTACCGTTAGTTCCTCGGCGCTGATAAAGTGCCTGTTCAAGTATTGGATCGAAATAAAGCTGCCCTAACTCGTCCATAGTACCGGCAAAATCCCAGACAAGGTGATCGTTCTTCACCATCCCAGCATCAATTTGCCATTGCTTGAGGAGTCGCATTCCGCGCCCGAGAAGTTGAATCAAAAGCGTCAAGCTGCCGATCTTACGAAGAATAACTGAAAAGTCCCAATTAGGCACGTTAACGCCGGTTGTCAGAGCCATAACCTGAAACGTGTACTTTATTTTCCCAGCGCGAACATCATCAAGAATTTTCTGCCTCTGCTTTGGTGATGTTTTCTCTGTGATTATGGCATAGGTTGAACCTTCAGGCAGAGCCGCCGCCGCCTCTTTACAGTGCCGCTGACCTGAGCAAGTTATCAGAACTGCGTTTCGTTTCTGAGCCTCCTCAGCAACCTTCTTCATAATCTCCTGAGTCATTGACAGGGAGTTGTGAATTTTGTCCTCCATCTTTTTGAGATCTGCCGCGCTGAAGTCCTGAACGCCGTCAACTGAAGAGGCTGCAAACTCATCAAGATCGTATTTCAGATCTCCCGCACTCCCGAAAATTGTCGGAACAACGGAGCCAAACTCAACGAGGTAGGAGGTGTCAATATTTGTAACCTGCTCGCGCCAGAATCCTTTTTGCTTTTTGTCCTCAACCAAGATCGGGATAATTCCGCGAAATTCTGAGCCAGTCATTCCGAAAACACGTAAATCTTTACCGTGCTTCTCCCTACAACGGCGCATAAGCTCAACGATGATTATCGTGTACTGAGATCGCTTTGTGCCAAAAACAACGGTGTTAACGTCCTCATCAACCTGAACTGATTCTCCAGCGGGAACAACCACTCCGTTAATCATGTACTGAGCATCTTTATCCCTGCTCATCTGCTCAATAGTTTCTTTGTTCTCAATGGCGTCAGCCAGATCCTCCCAGTCAACTTGATGGCACTCATCAATGCCAAGAACCATCGGAACAAAGTCGCCAAGTGACTTAAACAGCCCATTGGCCACAGTGCCCTCAGAGCCAACCACGATCGGGAAATACGCGCTCTTGGTGTTCAGTCCTGCGCAGTACACGGAATTTGGAACACCAAAGTTTCCAATCTCTTCAGAGTCCTGAGAAACGATCTCGGCCTGACGTGCTAACACCATCATTGAAAGACCCATTTTCGTACACTGAGACGCAACCATAGCAAATCCGATAGTTTTACCGGCTGAAACTGAAGCCTTTATATAAAATGGGTGCTCGTAGTTTGCAATGCGCTTGGCTGTCTCCGCGTACATGACGCACTGGTAAGGATATGGGGTGATGCCCTTGAAGGTGAATCGATTCTGAATCGAGCGAATCTTTTCCTCTCCTAACTCGTCGATTTGCTTCTGAATTGATTTGATATACACGCTCGCCGCCTCTTCTAATATAAATTCAATACTGGCATAATACATGAATCGGAAACAATGTTTTAGCAAAAAGTGCGGGGGATTCATGGATAATATTGACAAGAGAACAATCAACGGCAACAACGGAACCAGACGCGGCAAGGATATTAAGGAAAGGAAAAAGCCAACGGGGTATTACGTCCTGCGAGAAGAGGTTAAGGCCGGTCTGAGATCGAGACTGGAAACAGTCATTGAATATTACGGCGGCATTGCCAATCTTGCCAGAGAGGCAAAGGTCAGCTATCAGGTTGTGAATGAGTGGCGCAAACGCGGCATGATATCGGCTGACGGCGCTCACAAGATCCACATAGCATACAAAAGAAATGGCTGCGTTGGCTTTCGGGCTTCATGGTGCAGGTTCGATCTGCGATTCACGAATAACGGAAAGCCTATCACCAAGAAGTGTGACAAGAGAAAGTATCTCGTTGTCGTTAAGTAGCATTAAAAGCTAAACAAAATCCTCGGGGGATGGCTATCATATGCTATCCCCTTTTTCATTTAGGCGAAATCATGAACGACATTTACCAAAAAGAAGATGTTCTTCCATACATGAGAGGAATGTGGCGCGAGGCGCTTCAGTCTGTCTGTGGGCTTGACTCATCCGTATTCAATAAGAAGCACCAGCCATGCCCACACTGCGGAGGAAAGGACAGATTCAGATGGACTGATAAGCTTGAAACCTCCGGCGACGGCGGCGCAGTTTGTAACGGATGCGGCAATGATAAGGGCATTGGATGGCTGATGAAGTTCACAGGAGAGAGTTACAGTGAGTGCGTCAACATCTTGGGGCGTTTCCTTGGGAAGGTTCCACAGGATTACATCGTAAAGGCTAATGCAAAGGCTAAGCGCGATACAGGCTTTAATTTCGGCGCAAGAATGGATCATGAAAAGGCTGCTGAAATAATGTCACGCACTGTTGAGATGGATGTTACTAACCTGTCAATTTGGGAGGCGGTAGAATCACCTGAGCCTTTCAGGGTTGGTATAGGCGAAGAAGATGGTCGCCAGACTCACGCCGCGCCGTGCCATATTGTTTATGAAGATGGACTGGAAGAAGATGAGATCTGCAACATCCTTCTGATTGATGATGAGTCAAAGGCTCGGTTCGCCGCTCGTAAAATGACAATCGGATCGGCAATCAGGATAGGCAAGAGTGATAAAGCAATCTATCTCGTCACTGACTGGTTAGAGGGCTTGAGGGTTAACATGGCTACCGGTCAGGAGGTTTGGGTTTGCTTTACTGCGCCCAATATTGAGATAGTGGCATTCCGTTATAAAGGCGTGAGGGAATTGAGAGTGGCCTGCTCGACTTCAGATCGCGATTCGATATGCTCAGCGGAGGAGAGGGGGCTTAAGGTTATCATTCCACTGTCGGGTAAAAGTTTCAGATCCGGCGCTCAGAAGCGGCTTTACAATCCATCAGACCTGTTAGAAATATAACCCGCTACGGCGGGTTTTTTTATGTCCATATTCGTGTATAATTTTTCTTAGCAATTCGTGCTATTTAACAAGAGGTTTGAATTTATGGCAATTTACAGAACAGGCACTTGTTCCATGACTGCGGGCGGCGTCATAACCGGCTTTGGCACCAAGTGGAAAACACCGCTTTCCCTGATCAGGGTTGGCGCTACAATCGTGTTTTTGCAGAACCCGATCCGCATGGCTACAATTTCGGCAATCGTTAGCGATACAGAATTGCGAGCGATCGAGACTGACGGCGCTGCCGTTCCGAGCGGTAATTATATCCTGATGCTGCATGATTCGATCACGGTTGATGGTCTGGCTCAGGACGTATCAGAGACTCTTCGTTATTATCAGAGTCAGGAAACGCAACTTTCTGATGCTCTTGAGTATTTGCAAAGTATCGACTATGACGCCCTGAAAGTTCAGTTGCAGGCGGCAATAGATGCGGCGGCGGCGGCGGCTGCTTCAGCGGCGGCGGCAAATACTTCAAAAAACGCGGCGGCGGCATCAGCAACATCAGCAACCGCATCGGCAACATCAGCAACCTCCTCAAAGAATGCGGCAAAAACGAGCGAGGATAATGCTGCCGCTTCTGCTGCCGCTGCCTCCACAACTCTGGCGTCTGCGTATAAAGATTTTGCACTCACAAGCACTACCGATCTTAATACGCTTAACTCTTATGATAAGTTTGGCATTTACCAAAACCTTGCCAACGCCAACGCAACCGTTGCAAACAACTATCCAGAACAGAAATCCGGTACGCTTCTGGTTACAAAGTCAGCCTATGGCTGTCAGCAAATGTATATAACGTTTGACAATAACTGCATTTATGTACGAGGAATGCTGGATTCAACTCTGACTTTCCGTCCTTGGAAAATGGCCGGTTTCAGCACATCAAGCACATACTATACAGGAGACATGAACGCGCTTTCTACGGTTGGGCGCTGGGCTGTTACCACTGCTGCAACTAACTTGCCCATGTCTCAGAATGGTATATGTACGGTTGAGACTCGAACCACTGAGATCATCCAGACTTACCGGACTGTTTCATCAGTGCAGAGCAATGCCGATCGCGTATTCTATCGAACAGGCAATGCAGCGGGCACAACTTGGTCAAAATGGTCAGAGGTGATAACTGATTCCAAAAGCTTGCCGAGTGAAATAACTAACGTTTACCCGACAGCATTTATCAGCGCTTTGACAACTGACGTTGCTGCTGCTCACAAGCCTGTTTTGGCTGAAGCGTTTGGCGGTGTTTCGGTTGCGCGTGACTTGCGTCCTGCTCAGTTTGGTGTTTCAGGTGCGGGCACTTCAGCATCATTCTGGTATCGTGGATACGCTAACGCAACATCTACAGCGTCAGAGTGGAAGAAGTTACTTAGCACAACAGACGTAGGGGATGCTGCATACAAAAACACGGGCACCGCTGCCGGTACTGTTGCGGCTGGTGATGATGCAAGGCTTGGCACTGTTGGCGGTAAAACTGGCGGTACGATATCAGGAACAACGTCCGTAAATGGTAATTTTTCAGCTACTGGAAACATAACATCAAGCAATGCTGTTAGTGCTGGGCCGGGCGGATTTTACACCCAAGGCAACACTAGCAAAATGATTCAGGGTACTTATGTTGGGTGGAATGAACTAGGGATTTCAGGGGGCGGTTCATTTACATGCAATAGGGGTCAGGGTGATGGAGGCTTTGCTTTCAGGGTTGTAAACTCTGGAAACACCGCTGTAATAACCGATTTCCAAATGCTTAGTAATGGCACTGGCACAAGCTCAGGCGGTTGGATTGCTGCATCTGATGAGAGGGTGAAAGAAGATGTATCAGAGATAGATCCTGATCATGCGCTTGACGCAGTTTGCTCATGGAGATCTGTTACATGGAATTATGCTTCTAAGCCATCTGAATACGATGAAGATGGGAATGTAACACAGGTTGTGAAGGGTGCTTTTGGTTGTGGCTACATAGCTCAGGATGTTATGAAGACGTGCCCTGATGCGGTAACAGAATCTTCAGAGCCTTCTCTTTTCATAACCAAAGACGGCGAACTTTTCTCAGTAGAGAAACAGCTTAACCTAAACACTTTGGGCGTCTCTGCTGGTTATCATGGTGCGGCAATTAAGGCACTAAATAGCAAGATATTAAAACTAACTGAAATGATGGAGGCCATGCAGAACGAAATTAATGAATTGAAGGGGAAATAAAACAAGGGAGCCTTTCGGCTCCCTTTTTATTATCAGAATGGAATGTCGTCGTCAAAATTCTGTTGGTTTTGCTGTGGCTGCTGCCGCTGCTGATTCTGTTGAGGCTGATGTGGTTGACCCCATCCACCTTGTTGGCCGGATTGCTGTCCACCACCGCCAGACTGCTGACCGCCACCGCCAAACTGGCTGAACTCAAGTCTGGCAAAATCTGCCGACTGCAATGTATTATAAATGGTTCCGTTGTGCTCCCTGCTTGAGATCTTAAGTTTTTCACAGGTCACTGAAATAACCTTTCCGAGCTGGAAAGCCTCTTGATACCACTTCATTAATCCGTCAGAGCTGGCCTTAAAGAAGAACGTGTAGTTCGTATACTCACGCTCGCCATCCTTATTTTTGAAGGACTCAGTAAGATCAACGATGAAGGTTGAGCCGTTGTGCAGGCGTGGCTCTTTTCGGATCTCTCCGGTTATTACATGCATAATAAAACCTCTTTATTTTGGGGCTTTCGCCCCGTGAATTTATTCGAAAGACTCAATATTTTCTTGAGTCTTATTTTTGCTTTCATCCTGAGTGGTGTCAACCGTCTTATTCACAGGTTTAGGCTTATTGGGGTTGAATCCACCAGTCTTTTTCTCTGGCTTATCATCTGAACCAGTCAGGCCATCGGCTGCTACAATCATCGCCTTTTTCTCGATCAGTGCCGGTTCGAGAATCTTCCATTCCGGCGTGCTGAGTGACCGCTTGGCTGATTCATGAATCGCTCGCAGTGCATCAAGGTCTGCCGTGGCAGCAACTATGCGCTTGTAATCGTCTACGCTGCGTTTTGCGACCTCTGCGTCGTCGTCTGTCTGAGTGATACCCAGAGCGGCGGCGAGAGCGTAGCGTCGTGCGTAGGACGTTGTGGAGCCATATGCCTGAGCCGTTTTCTTTTCGATCGGCATGTTGTACTGAAATTTCATGTACTGGCCTGAGCTGTGCAGAATCATGGTCTCAAGGTGCATTACTGAATCAGTGCTTGTGTCAAGCATGTACTGAGAAACAAACAATTCATGCTCGTCAAGGGATGGCTGCACGGCGTCCAGAATATCCGTCAGGTTTGCGTAAGTGTTATTGAGGTGATTGTTTTTCCCCGTTTTCTTAGCCTTGCTGAATAACTTGCGTGCAGATACCAATGCTTTTGCAACTTCGCTGAATTGTTCCGAGTGTTTCATGATATTTCCTCTAAATGAATTGTGATGCTCATAATATCACTTTGAGCATCACATGCTTAGCTATTCGTGCTGTTTAGATTGCCGTTTCATACTGCTTGAGAACCCAAGGCGGCGTTACCATGTCCACCTCTGGCTCATTGTTTGCGTATGCAGGCCAAGTATCAGTTTCTTTCCAGATCTTGAACCCACCGAGAACGCTCATGTACTGAATTCGACCGATTCGCAATTGCTCATCCTTCATGACGTAAGCCAGAGGAATATACGGCTCTTTCTTTTCCTGAGCCAGAAGTCGAACAACAACAGGGCGCTTTTCGTCAAAGGCTTTAACAAAAAGATCGCGCTGCAATGCCATTTTCAGGTAATAACCCAGACGGAAAGCCTTCACGTTGAACTCGTCAGGGTTTGCGCTGGAAGTTGTTTTGTAGTCAGTGATGACCACAACTTCAGGGTGAGTGACCCATTCAAATTCGCCGGTCTGTTTGTTTAACTCGTAGATCGTGTAATCCTTTACAACGTCAACGTGATCGAGTCGGACTTTAACTTTCACCCCTGCGATCGTGCCGAAAATTGACATTTCTCGCTGAGCTGTTGGCGAATTCATGCAGGCCTCATGAGCAGGAATCGCCTCAAGAACCTGACGCATCCTGATACAGGAATCATAGCTTTCAGCCTTGACCAACTCAACGCCTTCAGCATAAGCCTTGCTTTGCTCGATCAGATCGATCAGCCACAGAACATTCAGATCTTCCCCACAGTCTGCCATCATCTTGACCAGCTCAGGATATTGCTTGCCGCTTGTACCGGTCAGGCCAAAGGATTTAAGCTTAGTTGCGAACGCCGCTTGTGATGTGATGCAGTCTTTGATTTCTTCTGCCATCGGTGCGCGGCGGTAAGTCTTCTCAAACAGCTCTTTGCTTTCAAAGTTGGTATGCGACTGCGTACCAAACTCAAGAGCAACAGAGGGCTGTTTCTGAGAAAAGCGCCATGATGCCGGTGAGGTTGAGAAAATATCTGATAGTGAAGATCCTGAAACGTAATCGTCAACCCAAGTATCTTTCGCGTGATACTCGTCGTTGCTCATCTCTTCGCTCGTTTTAACAATGAATTCGTTGGTCATGGTTTATCTCCGGTTGGTTGATGCTGGTGATTATACACACCCGATCTCTATCGTCAACATGAATTGTTATGTTTTGTTCTCTGGTGTTATCTTTTTCATGATCTTGCTCTCAAGCCTTGCGGCACTAGGTTGTTATGCCGTGTTCCCTATGTTCCATGCTTTTGCCGGACGTGTATATATGCCCGTATACAGTGATTAATGGATACTACGGTAAGAAAATACATATATCAAAAAATACCAGAGAACATAGAGAACAAAACATAACAAAGTATAATAAAAAACAATATGATTTATAATAACTCTATATATTATATATACTTATGTTGTATTCATTGCTATCCATCATGGTGATTTTTAAATCCGGCGAAAATCGAGAACAGCATGGAACAAAAGATAACAAAAAGCCCCACAATGGGGGCGATTTTAAGATTCAAACTTAATTTCTAAGCAGTGAGTTTTTCCTCGTTCTTTTTCATTGAAAGACCATGATTTTATAGACTTAATTACCTCACGTTCAAAAACATGCCTCGGCTCTGACCGGATTATTTTAACATCTTTAACAACACCATCATGATCAACAAAGTAACAAGCGGAAACCTCTCCAGAGATCCTGAACTCGTTAGCCCTGTATGGATAATCTACGTTATGCCTATAGTCCTTAGCACAACCAGAGGCAAGCAAAGCCAGCGCCAAAATGATAATCTTTTTCATGAACCCCCCTAGTAATATGATATTGCTGCTATCGGTATTCTCAGGCCATAGTTTATCATTGTCTGTGACCACGTTCTCTGATTTTGACTTGCCCATATGCAACTCAAATTACCCCCACTATAACGGAACATTAGACCTGAATAACCAGACGTGCCACCATCGCCACCAACGTTTGAACATGCCGCGCTTGCTAAAAGGTAGTTTGAGCCGATGTTTTGAGTGTATACGTTTGAGTCAAGGTTATACCCTGCCGGAATATCATAGAATCCTATAATCCTTGGAATCTTTGCCGCTGATGCGGCTGACCAAACAAGCTTTCCTGAAGCGTCAAAAACATCTAAGTATCCACTTGATATTCCAACATCAAGACCAGTCCTCACCATTCTTCCTGAGTTTGCAGTTCCGTATGGAGTCCCGCCGTTAAATAGCATTTTCGCGCTATTGTTAAATTTGAACCATAGCAAATTCTGATCCTGTTCAAACGGGCTAGCCACATAACCCATGTCAGTACCGTTACCAAGAGCGTTATTTATATTGAAGTAACCTGCATCAGTAACGCCGCCATAATCCCTAAAGTCTCTGAAGTAAGTTCCTGTATGTTCAGAGCTAACGACGAGTGCCCCCGCCGTGTTATACGTTTGAAATCCGCTCATAAATAACCCTATATAAAGGCGTAAAGGTGAATGTTTAGCGTAACCTGAACGGCAAGATTTGTTACCAACAGGTAAGTGTTAAACCCTCCGTCAATAGCCCTTATTGAGTAAAGGTTTTGCGGATAGGCCGCGTTTGATGTTCCAACTATCACGCCGAAAGAATTTGATGCTGACATTCCAGAAAACCCCGTCGTTACAACGGGATTACCTGAAGTAGGGGATGCAATGTTTATCGATCCAATAAACCGGCAATTATAATCCCCTATGTCTGCAACCATATTCCCTGCGGCGTCCCAACATTGAACGCCTTGAGGCATTTTAAAACCCTCCTGTTACCAAAGTCCCATTCTAACCCTAAGTGTGTTGTTGTTGTCATAAACAAGTATCTGATTATTGTTTATGACCATCCTGCCAGTTCCTGAAGAACCGTTTATGTAGAATGTACCACCTTTCTCAATCCTCCACCCTGCCGAGTTAGCAACGTAGTTGTTTGACTGAATGTAATCCCCGATCTTAGCATTGGTAATTGAACCGTCTTTGATTACTGCGCTATTCATAAAGACCTGATTGTTTTCAATGAAGAATGGCAAGCTTGCTATCGTGCCACCCGAGATCCTACCAACTGCAAATCGGTCAACATCCCAGAGAGTTTGAGCCATCGTCACACCGTTAACAGAGGTTAACTGGACGTTGTAACCAGCATTATACTCTGTTCCGTTGTACTTAAGACCGAGTTTCAGGGTGTACGTTGCGCCGATACCGGAAGCGTTAACCCATGAATCAAGCTTGGTGCTGATTGCTGATTCGTTGTTGCCTACCCGAGTAGTTAAGGAGTTTATTGCCGTAGTCCTTGCTTCTGTCTCGTTTGCAATAGCCGTCTCAACTTCAGTGATCGATGCTTCAGCGTCTGCAATCCTTGCCGTCATTGTGGTAGTTGCCTGAACCCTTGCCTCCGTCTCGGTTGCCAGCGCTTCATCAAGCCTGCCGATGTTTGCGCTTGCATCTTCAAAGTTAGCCTGAAGCTCTGCAACCTGCCGCGCCCTGACTTCTGTCTCCGTGGCGATTACTTCGCTGAGATTCGTTATCTGACCGGTAATGTTCTCATCAATTTCAACCCTGAGTTGCTCGATCGCGGTTGCCCTTGCCTGAGTTTCATCTGCGATCAACTCCACAGCCTTGCCATATTCAGCCCGACGCTTGCCGTTCTGGACGGTAGTCCATTTAAGCGCATAATCATTGGACAGTGCGTTTTGTAAATCGGTTTGTGCCTGCTCCTTTATCTTTGCCGCCGATCCGATAGTGCTATCTGCAAGATCTTGAAAACCGGGACTATTTTCAATGTCAATCTTTACAACTTCCGTGATCTTGTCAACGTCGTCAGTTGCCATACCCCTAACAAAAGCCGTCCAAGGAGAAACATTCCCTATCCTGTCCGTCGTCCTGACCCTGTAGTAATTAACATATCCAGCCGGTAGGATGCTGTGCCAATACTCATACTGCGGATATGGAACCATACTGAGCAATGTAGCATTCTCAACCGTACCTGTCGGTGACTGCTGGATCTCGGTATAGGCAGTATCTCCTGACCCTTCTGCAAATCCCCACTTAGCCCTGATCCCGAAAACCTCGTCAGTAGTGGCCGTCAGATTTATCGGTGCGAGGGGAGTCCCAATTTTACCGGTCAGAGAAGCTGTTTTAATCGCAGACCATCCAGATGATAATCCTGACGCCCCGATCGACCTTACGCGAACGTAATAATTCCCCTGATAAATCCCCTCTACTTCAATCTCCATTGATGCAGTCTGCGGAACGTTAATCCAGTTGCCATCGTCCTTACGCCATTGAACCTCGTAGAATGATGCAGAAAGAACCTTCTGCCATGAGATAACCATCGTCTCAACGCTCATCCCCTGAACGATTCGAGAGTATGAACTTACGTCCAATCCTTCAGGCGCTGGCAGATTGTCAGGGGATACAATCCCTGTCGGCCTGTCGTCAACGTTAACCCCGTAGTCGATTGCATCGTACTTGTTAGGATCGTATTGCGCCGCGCTGATGCTGAATGTGAATTCTTCATCGCCATCACCCTTTTTGATGGAGGTGACAGAGTAAAGCTGCGTTACCAGATCCGAACGCTCGATCGCAAATACCGCGCCAGATTGAGGAGTGAACCCGAAACCAATGTTCAGGGTTAAAGTTTTCCCGTCGCCTGACACTGATGCGATAGTCCTTCTAACCGGAACACCGTCAGGCTTGTTTACCAGTATTGAATCGCCAGCCCTTGCATCAACTTTGAACGGGACGAAAACCTGCAACCCTGACACTTCAGAAATCCTGCCGGAAAGGTTCAGCTCGAAGTTACTCGCCCAAGCCCGATCCGATATTGCGATCACGTCCCCAACCATTGGAATCATGCCCTCCAGCCCCGTGGCAAAGTTTACTACGGTACTACGAAGATTCGTCTTGAGTATCCAGCGGCCTCGCCTGTTGGCTTCTGTGCGCCTTACGCACCCTATCGCCGTGATACTTGTCGGGTTACTGCCGAATCGCAATGCGGCCTCGGTATCAAATACACCTTCAATGTCCTGCTGATATGAGTTTTGCTCATCATCAAAAGTAACGTTGCACTGCGTGTACATGCTTTTTTCGCTGGCGAACGTGTAACTGAAATCACCGTTCACAACGTTATCGTTGGTGAATATGTAAGAAGTTTCACGCGGCTTATCAATGATGATTGACAGGCTCTCACCATTCCAGAAAGACATACCCCTGAAGATTGAACAAACATCCCTTATCAGTCGGTATGCTTCAGCCTGACTCTGTACAACCATGTCGCACAGGTAACGCGGCTCAGTCCCGCCCTTGCTGTTTGGCACTTGCTGATCGCAATACTGACCGGCTTCATACAGTGACCACTTATCAACCGGAATTCCGAGTTCACGCTGGTCTAATCCGTAGCGCTGGTTCGTGATCAGGTCATAGAGAACCCAAGCCGGATTGTTTGACCAAGCCCTTTTAAACGTGCCATCCCAGCTACCTGAGTAAGTGCGTAAAATCGGATCGTAATTGCTCGGTACGTTGATGATCTTCCATTTCTTCTTTACTGAAATTGTTGGCAGTGAGCTAGGGAAAAGTTTTGAATCAAACTCAACGTAAACCAGACCGGTAAGCGGATAACGGTATTTCTGATCGACAACCTCTGCGTAACTCTGGATCTGGATTGCGTCAACCAGATTGCTATCCGTGCTGTCTGGCGTAACCCTTCTCACGCGAATCAAAACCTGATTGTTGAATGCCGGAAGGTTTATGCGCCGAGTGCGATCATAGCCGTTAGTCGTGTTTTTCCCGCTAATGGTGTCCTGAAAAACCTCACTGAAAGCGCCACCGTCAACCGCCATATCAACAGCCCAAACGACATTTACGCCAACCCTATCACCATTGGTTAATGCTCTCACACCACGCGGCATCAAGACCTTTACTCGCGTAGCTGATATGGCATTGTTGGTGATGGCGTACGTGTAAGGCGCATCAACAGTAAGCGCTCTGCCTAGCGTTACTTCACTTGCAGAATCACTCATGCCCTGAATGTATGGCTGATTCTGAGTGCCAGAGCGGAAATCTGCCGTTACGTTAGCAAAGTTCTCTACTCCATTAGCGCCAACAACCGGAACGTCATTGAACATCAGCATCGTTTTATCGAAAGAACCCTCGATCTCTCCGTCAGATACTGCAAGCAGTATTTTGATTTTGTTGACGGAAATCAGGTTGTCTTCCATTTCGACGGGATTGTGTGGCGTTGAGCTACCACCCTTAGCGCCGCTAACACGTTTTTTAGTCATTATCTTAACCTTTTGTGCTATTTATCGATTTCGCCATTATACAGGCGAAAAAAAACCCGCGCAAGGCGGGTTAATTTTACATCTGATCTTCTGCGTAAGTCCCTGCGGAAAATACCGCGCCGCCCACCGAACGCTCACCATATGGCAGGGGGATAGGGTATCCCGCCGCCGTTGTGTTCACTGCACCACCAAAGGCATACGATGATTTGTTCTTGCTGGACTGAACCTCAAGGTTTGAGCCGCCTTGCTGCGGGGCAATCATCTGCATGATGCCGCCAAGAACCATCGCGCCACCAGCCATGAACGCAGCGGAAGAGAATGCACCCATCGCCGCCAGAGACGCACCGCCTGTATAGAATGCCGCAACCATTATCGCCACGCCAACGACGATGTTTAAAAGACCGCCACTTTTCGCACCATTTGGAACCGGTATGATCCTGATCTCTTTAGCACACTTAACCGCGTCCTCGTCGTTAAGTGAAACGTTGCGGCCATCAACAAAGATCGCGAACTTCATCCTGCTGCCGATCTCGCTTCTCATGAAGTCCCTGAAACCCTCCAGTTGATAACTCATTGCTCTGATTGCCTCGGGGAATGAGTCGATCGCCAATCTGTGCTCAAAACCAAATCTGCGACCAAGAGAACCGGAAAGCCTTACCCTTTTAACATTGCTCATAGTTTTAAATCCTTATGCCTGCAAACCAAAACCGTATGTTCCTCAAGCCAGCCGGAATAGATATCGTGCTTTGATAGCCTGCCTGAGATGTGGTGCAGTAGCTGATTGTCACCCGTATAGATTCCCGCGTGGTTCCATTTTTGAGACTGGATTTGCATGATCACCATGTCGCCAACCTGCGGGCGCTGACCGGTCTCAATAAACCCATCCTCCTGCCAGAACTGACGATATAAATCATCAGGATATTCAGGCTTCCACCACTCATAATTCAAGCGGCGATCCTTCAGGATAACACCATTTCTCTTGTGCCAGTCCATAACCAGACCGAAACAGTCATACGAACCCAGAGAGAAAGGGCGACCAGTCAGCGGGGCATCTCCATCTGGCTGGAGGATTCGCATATCACCCTCTGGAATACTAACGATAACCCAAGGGATCATCATTTCGTTGCAAATACAGGTGTCATGCGCTGACGGCATTGTTGTAGCACCGTCTCCAGTGTGAGAGTGTACAACGGCGATCACGTTGTTGTTTTCGTTAACGTCGTCATATTCCACAGCGTCCATCTCAAACTTTAACGTCGGCTCTGGATGTACGTTTTTAATCCTGTGATATCGCTGAACCCTGCCTTTCTGAGTGACGAGACCACAACACTCATTCGGGTAATCGTCTTCAGCGTGTTTCATTATTTCCATCTTGACTTTTACAGATAACATAAAAACCCCTTATTGATTCTTGCGTAGTAGTGATGCGACAACGCAGCCGCCAAAATCTAATTCATTTCCAGACCCGAACCTTAGTTCGCAAGCCCGCCCCGTTCCGGCGCATACATCCTGAGAAGGATCTGAAACAGGATTGTTGTCTTTGTCAAAGTACCTGTTGCCATTATACCCGCAACCCTTACCAGAACGATACCAACCACGCTGCGCCCAGAAGCAAACGGACTGAGTTAAGCGAGGTGGAACCATGACTCCATCCATATCATAAGGACTGGTTAGCGTGAACCTAACAAAGTTTTTATCGGCATAATCAGGCCGCTCGATGTAGTAAACGAATTTCCTGAAGTCACCATCAGCGACTGTTCCGTCAGGCTGCATCATGTCAGCGGTTGTGATCCACATCGTGACTTTCGCCTGCATCATTCCGTTGTAAACCCTGATCATGGCCGCTGCCTGACCGTCAAGATTTGAGATCGTCAGCGTTGGCTTTGCGGCCGTGCCGTCACTATTCATCTCAATGCCGCCAATTCCGAAAGGCCTTGCGCCATATTCATTCCCACGGAATGTAATGTTTTTCGGTGCCAACACTCCAGTTTGTTGAGCCGCCATTAGTTCTTCAGGCGTGTACCTGATATTTTCGTTATGCATCCGGTAAACGTTAGCGCCGAACTTTGTTCCGTCGATCTCGATCAGCGTGATAACCTCGCCAGCATACAGGCTCTGCAATGCGTTGCTGAATACAGCATTCATCTTTACTGTCATTATAAAATCCTCCTGTTGGATTACTCATTGTACACGCAACAAAAAACCCGCACAAGGCGGGTTAAATTTTGACTGAAGTGAATTGCTCAACGAAGGTGCAAGTTATCTCGTTTACGCTGCGTGATATTACCCTGCTTGCGATAGTACCAGACTTAACCCTGAACAATCCCAAATCACCCTCTGGCGTCTTCCATGCGAAAGGCTTTATTCGGTGATCTCTCATAAAGTTTCTGACCGTCAGCCAGTCCTTACCGGCGTAAACGATAGTGAATGATCTGATCTCGCTGTTAAATCCAGAACTGGCTACCTGTGAGTAGCCGTTTGAGAAACTGATTTCACGATCGTTGTTTTCCGTTGTCATTGCGCCGCCGCTTCCCTGCAACTGCGTACACCATGTAAATGTTTCCAATGCGGCCATCTTAACCCCCTGACTTACTGTTTACGTAATTGAATACCGCGCCACCCTGAGAACATGCCCGCTGAATCATTTCCTCGAATATCGCCCTGATTCCGGTCTCCATTCCTTTAGGATCGCTACCGTTGTTCACGTCAACATTGATATCACCGAAACTGAACTGTGAACCCTGACTACTTCCAGCGCCACCGCCAAACGATGAACCGCCAACCTGACCGCCGTTAGCATAACCTCGCATCATCTTGTTCAGGCTGTTGGTGCCAATCCTCTGCGTGGCCTCTTTGGTGAATACAAATTCGCCCTTGTGGACAACGCCAGCCGGTTCGTATTTACCACCGTCACCAGTGTAACCGCCATTCGCAAAACCAAGCCCACCGTAAGATCCTGAACTAAATGCATTGTTGGATGATGATACAGAAGCACCGCCAAGCGCACCAGAGATGGCGTTAAAAATAGCCATCTGAATAATCATTTTCACGATCATGCTGATGATGCTCGTTGCGAAATCCTTAAAGCTAGCCTTTCCGGTTGTAAGGAATGTGGTCAGTGTGCTTGAAAGCCCATCAAGACCAGCCGTTACTACCTGACCTATGTTCTGGTAAACGTTTGTAGCCATGTCTCCAAAGTTCTGGAAAGCGTTAGACGCACCGGATAGCCAATCACTGCGCTTTGCATCCTCTGCGGCGTAATAGTTATCACTCGCCTCCTTCATCTTGAGATAAGCCGCATCAGTAAGAGAACCACCCTTTGCAATCCAATCAGCCTGCATCTGCTGCTCTTTTGCAAACCTGTCTGCTTCCCTATCCCCAAGCCCTGCCGTAGCCTTAGTGGTGTTCATGGCCGCATTCATCTTGAGCACGTACTGCAATGATTCATCCTGACGCTTATTTAACTGCTCCTGAGCAACAATCTGATCGCCGATTTGGGCTTTCTGCTCGGATAGCTGCAAGATCTTATCCTTGTTTGCCAGTAGGGATTTTTCATCCTTGGTCAGAGACCTTGTTTTCTGAGCCTCCTCAAGAACAGCAAACTTCGCCTCATCATTCCACAGGGTTTTTCGCTGCTGGCTGATCTTGTCGTTTACGCTGCTGTGCTCTTTCAAAACTTTAAGCTGAGACTGAAGGGCAATAATATCGGCGTTATGCTGATCGAGAATACGATCGCCTTGGTCAACCGTTACTTTTTGCTCCTTGTTTTTCTTGGCTAGGTTTTTGGCCTCTTCCGCTACCGCGTCCTTGGTTGCAGAACTTTTTCCTGTGGTTCCCTTAGTCTGGTCATTGGTCTGTAGGTAACCAGTTTCACCCTTGGCCAGCCTTGCGCTTCGCTCGTTGATAATCTTCAAAAGTTCTTCGTTTTGCTTTTTAGTATCAGCAACAAACTTTTTCTGATCCTCAATTGCCCCACCGAAAAGATTCTTGAAGCCCGGAATTTTACCAATAGTTTCACCGGCACTAACCGCAAACTCAGCGATCATCTGGTCACCCTGACCAAGAACTAAACGAACCTGATCTACGATCTGAGCAACAATATCGGTGATAAAGTTTAGCGCCGCAAGAGTCCTGTTACCTACGGTGTCCCAAGCATCACCAGCCCATTTTTTAATGTCAGTCCACATCTTATCGAGAGGCGTTGCAGAGTCTGCGATCTCGCCGAGTCTGGTTTCCATAGTGTCAGCAAAAAGCTTTGTAGCCGCGTCAACTGCTTCAGTCTTTCCCTTGGTGTCCTGCAACCTTTTGATGTAGGTCAACTGACCTTTGTCAAGAAAGTTGAATTGCTCATTCAGCTCAGCCAGACCTTTAACCGGATCCTTGTAAATCTTCTCAAAGTACCCCGTTATCTCGTCGCTGCTCTGACCGGTTACAGTTGACCATTCCGCTGTGGCCTTCGTGATAAGTGCTATCTGATCCTTGGTGTACTTGCCAGACTTGACAAGTTCAGTGGCTATTCCTCGAATCATCCCAATTGTTGCATTGCTCCCACTTGAGATTCCAGAAGCCATCTCATTTATCTGAGCGGTTGTCTGCGCTGAATATCTACCGGTCAGGATGAGTGCTGAATTAAGCTCTCTCTGCTGCTGATATGCCTGATATGCTGCAAGACCCATCGTTGCCAACACTGCAACCAGAGTGCCCACTGCAACAACCGTTCCGCTGATGAATGACGTCAGCACCTTAAACGTGTTGCCAAGACCGCCAAACGAGTCTTTAATCTGACCGCCCTGCTGTATTGCTACCAGCCAGATCGGCATACCGCCAGCGAGTGATGTTGCTACGTCAGTAATCTGAGCCGGAAGCATTCTCATTGCCTGACCGTATTGACCTGCCGTAATGCCTGCCAACTTCATGCCATTTGCTTGGCTTTTTAACTGAGCGATGAGAGGCGCAGCCTGAGAGCTAACACCCAACTGAGCCGCCCGAGCCTCAAGCAATTCAGTTCTTGTTTTCCCGATCGCGTCAGCCTGAGCCTGAAGGCTTGCTATAAACGATTTCTGATCACGCGCAGACGCTGCCTTTGCTGCCGCCTCTTCCCGAGTTGCCTGCTGTAGCTGTTTCATTTCTGAAATCTGCTTGATGATGCCAGCCGACTGATCGCCAACCCCCAACTTGGTGGCGTTCATCTGTAGGATTTCTTCTTTTGTCTTACCTACCTGAGCCGCTTGCTGCTTCAGTGAATCGATGAACTTATTGCCAGCCTGAATAGACGCCTCTTTCTGTTTGGCTTCTGCCGTGGCAGCGCGTCCCTCTTCGGTAAGGTTTCTCTGAAGCAACTTAAGAGCATTGCTCTGAGATTCAATTACCGCGCCCAGACGGAAAAATTCATCATCTGGAACCAGACCCTTTGACCAAGATTTATCAAGCGCCTTGCTTGCATCGCTAAGTTGTTTCATTCTTGAGATTGTCGGATCGATTGACTTTCTCAAGTCGTCATAACTTTCACGTTGGCTTTGTATTTCTCTGGCTGCGTCTCTTGCCTTTTGCTTTGCGATGTTTTCAGCATCTACAAAATTACGCATCCCTCCAGCCGCATTGTCATTCGCCTGTTTAAACTCGTTCAGCGATTTGACAGCCCTGTCTATCTGAGACACGTCAACGGCTAGCGAGATCCCAGCAAATTTATCTGTCATTTTGAAACCTCCTGAAACTAAAAAAGCGCCCGTAGGCGCTTATTTTTTCTGCATCATTTGGAGGGCTTTAATCTCCATTATTCGCAGGTCGTTAAGTGCTGACTCTTCATCGTCTATTTTATAGATTCTGAACAGCATAGGCAACACGTTATAATCGAAGCCATAAGCCCCCGCGCCAGCCGATCGCCACTGAGTAGCCATTGCACAAAATATATCCCAAGCCTGCATCATTTTTTCATCAAAAACTATTTCTTCAGGCGGCTCATCTTCATAGTCTTTCCTGCTGAATCCGGCCATCTCAAGCTCTGCGTCAGTAGGATCTTTGCTGTATGATAGTTGAACCGCCCTGTTTAGTTTTTTACTCGCTGACCAGCCAACGCGCCTACGTAAGCTGATGCTAGGGCGATCGCCGCTGCCGGATAAAGTTTCACCAGCATGTCGGCGTTTTCAGAGTTAAATTCCTCCTCAAGATCCCACCCACATGCGATATTGGTAATAAACTCAGCGTCCTTTGCCCCAGTCTGATAAAGCTCCTCGATCTCACCGCCTGTCTTGTGCTTGACAGTGAAAACGATCTTAGCCTCTTCACCGTTTGGCATGATGAACTTTACAGGCAGCTTGAAGTCAGGCAGACGGCCAAGAGTGAGTTTGAATTTTGCAGCCATTTTTTAATCCTCTTTGTTTGTGTGTGGGTGGATTATAAAGCATCTTGCGGAATACCGCCAGAGCTAACAACAATCCTGTCAAAATAACAAACGCTTCCCGCCGCATTTCCAGCCGCATCAGCAAGTATCTGAAGGGTTAGGGTTGTTGTTGCAGGTGGGATAACTGCGACAACTGATTTCCATATCCAACCATCTCTACCACCAGTTGGAATGCCATAAGGTGATGTGTTATCAATTTCAGCAAATTTGAATCTTGCAGCATTGCTCAGAGTGTTTGAAGCAGGTACGTAAACCCTAGCAGATATTGTAACCACAGAACCAGATAGCTGTCTTGCGACACTCGCAGGAATTTGATATTCAACTACACCGCCAAGATTTGAATTTGTGGTTATTTTCATGGAGAAATCACCACTTTCAAACATTCCAGAAGTTGACTCTTTCGCAAGCGTTACATTTTTAGCAACCCACCCGTCAGGCGCTTCACCCGTCCAGTTTTTGAAGTCTCCGTTATCTATCAAACTCCTCTGAATGGTAAGCCCCTGAATATGTGGCTTTGGATTTGTAGGCCAATCAAAGAAGTCACTAGCAAGATTGAAAATAACATCATCGCCAATCTTTGACGGATGTATAGGATCCAAAAGCCCAGACGCAGGAATAGTTCTGTACCAAGAGTCCGGCTTTCCATTTCGCATAAACTCGCTGTAAACATCAACCAAACCAAAACCCGCAATCATTGCCGCATTGGCAGATCCGACACTCCTGTTTAATCCTGAATCACTATCCTTTAGAGGGTTTTGAGAAACAACCAGAACTCCAGCGCTAGGGTGTAATTTAAGGATTGAATATATAGCAGCGAGATTCATTCCCTGCTGAACATACTGGCTTGCATTTCCATCAGTGTTATGGCCGTGGTTGTAAATTATCAAATCAGCCTTTCTAGGATTGAAGACCGCATTAAACCTATTACCCATCAGATAAGTTGGCTGAGTGCCAGCAATTGCAGCATTATAGAAATGCAGAGTCTTACCGTTTGTTCCCTGATTTAGTGTTGTCGGGGCATTATAGAAAGCAGGAGCAACATCATAATAAAGCGTGGTGTGTTTTGGATACCTTTCTGCAAGCATCTTAGCGATCTTATAAGGCCATTTGTTATAGAATGCCGCGCCGTCGTAATCTCCAGTAATTCCGGTTGAGTCACTATTTACAATAACGCAACAATCCTGATCGCCAGATTCAAGCTTACTTATAAGCCTGTAAGCTGGCGTCTGCTTATTGATTATTTTGTTTAGCTGACTAGCGAAAAGGAAATCACCTTCATTAAATTTCATCGTTATCACCTTTGTTATGAAAATGGCGCAATTAAGCGCCATTGATTAAAGCAGTTTTGACGATCCCAGAACAAAGTTAACGCCAATCTGAGATCCTACGTTACTTCATACAGCGGCAAGCTTGGTGAACTTGTTCTTGATTGCCAGAGTAAGAGCGACAGTTTCCGCTTCGTTAACCGTCGAGGTAGGCATGTCATTGAATGACACTGTTGCAGCCCAATAACGCATTTCTGCGGCTTTCGGAACATACATCCTGAACACGCGGATTTCGCCGGATTCGTCAGCCTCGTTAAAGATCGGGAAGGTCGGATCGTCGTACTCGTAACCCAAAGTGTAGGTGATGGACACCGCTGACTTGAAAGTCGGCAACTGCTGTTCGCTATCAGATGAAAGGCACTGATAGTTATAATACTGCTGCTCGCCGCCATCGATCGCCATGTCCAGAACGCACGGCGTTTCAGTCCAGCCGGTAAGCTTGATCAGAGTTGCAGTTGCGCCAGCGGGGAAAATCAACGTGCTTGACGTATCAACACCCTCGACAGTTACGTCGCTTGCATCAACGGCGGTCACCCTGACGACCCTGTTTACAAGCCTGCTCCACGTTGACGCAGCAACCAGAAGGATATCACCAGCAACAACGCCGGTAGCGCTTGCCAAGGTGAATTCAGGAGTCGCTGAGTTAGTGATTGCCGTTGCCGAAAGCGTTTGTGCTGCTCGCGCACTGTCGATAAAAATTTGAGCGCCATTAGGTAAATGCATAAATTAATCCTTATGAGTCATAGCGTACCGTGCTTCTGACAGGCAAAAGCCAACCAGTATCGCTTTTTTGTGGTGGGCGAACTTCGCCGCCAGTGAAAACAAAACCTTGCCCGATGATTCTACCATCATAGAAGAATTCCGCAACTTCTTTCGCCACGGCTCGGGCATCATCAACACCAGTTTCCGGCGAGAATATAACTCCGATCTGAATCATTCCGGTCAGGCTGCGGCATTTCCTTGACAGGCCAATATTTATAGACTCACCCTCTAAGTAATCAAACTTAAGATACAAGCCCCCATCTGCTGGAGGGTTAAATGGGGTGTTCTCATAAGCCACCTGATAGCGCCCCTTTGCGAAAGACGCGAAAGCCTTCCGACAATCCACACTAAGATCGAATTGATCATAAGCCATTTCTAATCCTCGCCTTAATTATCGCCTCGTTCATGTAAGTTCTCAGTCTGATAGATACCAGACCCAAAACCCCAAGCGGTGCTTGTTGTGAATGACCATATTCCAGAGCGTTGGCATATATCAGTAGGTTGCTGAAGTGAACAGACCTAACCGCCGCGCCGCCTGAGAACATGCCACGAATAACCGCCTCACCGCGCTCGATAGATTCCTGACCCGTCTTACTGTACAGGTTAACTGAGTGCATTGGCATGTCGTTTAAAGTAACCTGCCAGTTACCTCTAAACCTTCCTGTATCAACGGGGGATCGCAGAATTATATCATTATTCACTGCAATCAAAAACTCTTCAGCAACCTGCTCAACGCCAGCACCTGCCGCGTCAATCCACTCATCTATTGAGCCGTGAAACTTGTTTATCTTGTAATCATCAGCCATTTGCGATCGCCACCCTTCGCAATATAGGCCTGTACGCTACCACTGTGCCAGTTGGCTTTACAGGTCGGGGATCTGTGACCCTGTATTGAATTCCGTCAACATAGATAATCATGCCAACATCAATTAGCTGGTCACCACCAAAGATCCCGCGCTTATCACCTGACCGGATGGAATCACCATTCACATCGCGAATGCTGACGTCGCGCACAAGGCCAGTTAAAAAAGCCTCCTGCGGCGGTAATGTTTGCTGATCGCCATTCTCATCAATGTACTTTCCACCACCAGAGATAATGAGCCTGTAAGCAGACTCACCATCGCTATCAGAGAAAAAACGAATACCTGCGTCCGCTCGGGCTTTTATCGCTTTGTAATCCATATTAGCAACCCCTGCGAGGCGCGGTAATCAGGCCAAAGCCGCCGCCCTTTTTCTTGTTGAGCATTTCATACATCTTGCCCCATGGAGTTTGTCTCAGCGAGTTTCCGCTTGTGTCATTGTTGATTGTGGCGAAAGTCTGAGAGAATTCACCGCTCAGGGAGAATGATGCCACCCTGCGCGAGTATTCCTCTACGTCTGTAGTTTCTTTGAAAGCGCCATCCAAAAACATCAGGTGAAGCGCGTAAAGAGCAATGGCATCAGTATACTTATCGCCAAACCTGCTTTCACAAACGAACATTTCAGCAAGCCCGATCCACACTGACAAGGTGGCATCATCAACTGAAACCAATGCCTTTGCCAGCGCCCGCATTTTTACCATCACGATGCTTTCTTGTTCTGGACTCATGAATAACCTCCAATAAAAAAGGGCGCTAAGCGCCCCTTTGTTTACTCAATCACCTCAGCGGGCTTTTGAAGTGCTCTTGGCTTTACCGTGATTGATTCGATGAATTCACGGGTTCGCTTTGAATCGTCCAAGAACTCAATGTTCTTGGTGACGAACAGGCTTTTATATGCTTGCAGATCCAGATCTGAATCTGAAAGTTCAATCACCGAACCTTTCGTTACCAACTGGCCGTTAATGCCGATCGCGCAGTTGCCGATCACAATGACAGTGTTTTTAACTGCAACCGTTTCAGTATTGGTTTCGGTTTTGGTTTCGTTTTCGGTTTTGGTTTCGGTGCTAACTTTGTCTTTACCGCCCATATTTAAATCTCCAGATTGAATGAAAAAAGGCTCTCAATTAATGAGAGCCTATATTATTACACGCCGATCAACATTGCAAGAGTCAGAGGGCGATAAACAATCAGACCCGTTGCCTTTGAAGTGCATGGCACTTTGAAGTGCAGATCTTTAGCCTGCATTGGCAGCATGTTGAATGCTTCAGGGATCTCGATGGACATGTTCATCGGATTCTTGTCGTAAGCCAACACGGCTTTAGTACCAGCGCCGTCGATATCTTCAAGCTCAGAGATCGAGGTGATGGTAACACCGGCGTTTTGTTCTTCAAACCACTGCAAATAACTTTGAGTAGTTTCCGGCATACGCTTAGCCAGAAGGCGGCGTTTAGACGGTGGCAGAACAATAGTGTTAACTTTGTTTCGGCCATTGGTCAGGCTTTCGATCGTTTCGATCAGGGTAGTCAGTTCGTCGCTCGCAACTTCTGCGTCAGTAGTCCAACCAGCCGAGGTGATGCGGGTGATGTTCGGGTGATCGAAAACGCTAACGATTTTGTGCGGCTTGCTGCCTTTGAATACCAACTGGTTAACCAGAGTTTCGTGGGCTTCGCGAGCCAAAGTCGCTTTACGGTCGCCGAGTGAAGAACCCATGGCCTGACCGGTTTTGATTTCATCGATCGAAATCAACCACGCATTACCCAGACGATAAACTTTGCCGCTTTCTGTATCAGACAGTGCTTCAACAGTTGGCAGGTCGTCAGTATAATCAGCGATGATTTTCGCCAGATTAACGCCGTCGAAAGTCATGTATTCGAACAGGTTGGTTGTCGGTGAGATTTCGGTAGTAACAGGGAACAGTGCCAAAGCAGATGTTTCAGGGTACATTTCTTCATACTGGCGATTAAGCAACTGAGTCATTTGCTTAACAGTCCAGATACCCAGCGCATCAGCCTTATTGGCTGCGATACCCATCGTGCGCAGGCCGGTAGTGATCATGTTAGTTTCAAAACTATCAAGTTTCATCGTCATAACTTTATCCTTATAAATGGTTGCTTTCTTAACACGAAAGAATGATAGCACTAAATGCTAAGAAATCAAAACTTATTTATGGTACAAAAAAGGGCGCCAAGCGCCCAATTTGTTAGCCAGCGGCAACGCCGTAAGAAACACCGGAAGATTGAATCAACTGAATCTTAGCCAGCTTAGTTTGTGAATCGTTGATATTTGCAACCAGTTCACCAGTGAAGCGGTGGCCGGTAGTGAAGTCGGTAGCGGTTGCAGCAACCAGAGAAACAGAACCGTCAGACTTGACTACAACAACCTTATCGAATGCTACTTGTGCCAGAGTTGCAGACGCCGGAACTGGAACCCAGATGCGACCATGAGTAAGCACGTTCACAGCGCTGCCGTCACGATAAATCATTTCAGGTGCGTTAGCGTGAGAGATACTCACAACACCGACCGGAACCTCTGCCGCTGATGCTGCCGCTGGCTTGACGATTTTGTACAGGCCTTCTGGATTGGTTGCATCAGTTGCGCCAGAGTTAAACACGAACTTGCCGACAGCAACGTCACCCAGAGCGGCGCAAGCACCATCGACGTTGTAAAGTGAAGTGTCTGCGATTTGACCGGCGATGGCCTTATTGCGCAGAACTGTATAGGATGCTGTGATTTCAGCCATATTTGAATCTCCTGAGATTAATTAAAAGCGCCATAAGCGGCGCTTATTTGATTACTTGCGGAAACGGGCTTGTGGATCTTTGATGCCAGTCTCAGAGGCGCTGTCTTTCTTTTCACTGGTATCAGTGATAGCCATACGTTGCGCTGCCATGTTACCACCTTCTTTAGCAAAATCAAAGGCAGTATCGATATACGCATCATCTTTCTGCGAAATATCGCGACCGGTCATTTCTTTAACGAATGCAACTTTGATGCCTTTCGCATCCAGACCGTCAGTTTTAACACCGCTTTCAATCGCCAGCTTAACCAGCTCAGAGAATGCAGCGCTGTCAGCTTTCAGCTTTTCAACTTCAGCACTGATAAGTGCCGGAATGCCGTCAACCTTTGCTTTGAGATCTTTGTTTTCGTGCTCAAAGCCGTCAGCCTTAACCTGCAACTCAGTTACCGAGCCGGTGAGTTTGGTAATGTGAGCCGCAACTGCTTCAGGCACTTCATGTTCAGTAACGCCATCAAACTTAATTTTTACCGTCATAACTTGATCCTCTTTATTGATAATGATTTCAGGTGCATCATATGGGAATTCCTGATCACAATCAAGATTTAATTTCGCAATGCCAGCCCTACCCCTGAAAACCAAAGCAATGTGGTTCACGCGGATAGTTGTCTGCAATGCGTCGAACTTAACCCAATCCCCTGAATCATCCATAGCGTCAGTTTTAACAGACACTTCAGGATCATCATCAAAGAAATATTCACCTGTCTTGTTGTTACCCCAGCCGGAACGCTCAATATCTATTGAGGTGTAACCAACTGAGATTTCGCTTGCGTCTCCAACCATCGCTTTTGTTATCGCGTTTTTATCAAACACGGTGAGCGGGCATTGCAATGTCGTGCTGTAATCATCTCCGTCCCAAGTACGGAAAGGTGATCCGGTTGTTGAACCTACGGTAACCTCTTTTGCGTTGTCGCTGGTTACATTTACATGCCCAAGCGTTACCGGCTTACCGACATATGTAGCCATTGAGTCGGAATTAAACACCTCGGAAGCGGGGCGAAACTCGCGCCGCTCACCCTGTGGCGTTTGGTAGACCTGAAGGCCAATCCTTGCAACCACTGGCTGATCGATTAGAAATCCAGTGTCTTTATCAATCAATGCCTTAACGCTGTAACTGTCCCATCTTTGTTTTGCTTTCATGCGTCTTTACCCTTAAAGTTTGGAGTTGCCCAGCACCTGCACCCGTACGGCTCGCCCGGGAATGGATGATCGGAATACAGGCTGATTTCCTTGCCTTCCCATTTTACATGCAAAGGCCTTTCCCTTTCGTCAAGCATACCATGCCAGAAATATGAAGTCACTCCGGCATCTTGCAGCCTTTGCCTCATCAGGATCGAGTTAAAGGTTCCCACTATTCCACGCGCACGATTCTTTGACCAACTAAGCCAAACGTCACCACGCTTGCCAATCGCCTCCCTTACTTCCTGATCGGTTGCCCCTCTTAATGCCAGAGTCCTAACGACGCTTGACCAGTCAGAGAGAATGGCGTCAGTGAGCTTTTTGATTGATTGCTCAGCCAGCTTTTCCCAAAGAAGCCGTTTCGGCATGTACCACGCTTCAGTTTGAGAAGCACCCAGAGCATCAATAACAAGAACTGATTGATTATCAGCGCCACCTGAAGCCTTTGCCACTATCAGCCATTGCGCTGTGTTGAACCTGTATATTGAGATCCCTATCTGCGTAAGGATGGCGATCACTGCTAGCATGGCCTCAAAAGAGAACTGCTCTAAATTACCCTCCTCCCTTGAGATATCATCCTCAACTGCGTCAAACTTCATTGCCCTTACGCCACTAACAGCGCGATCCTTAATACTTTCCGCGTAGTCTGCCAAAGAGCGGCTTAATTGCCGCTCTGATGCTTCGGGATAACGCCACACTTTTGGTTTAATTATGGCCTTTATCTTCTTCATTTAGTTTCCTCTGCCGCCGCAATAGGATCAATCTCACTGTCAGACGTTACGGTTTTGTCAATGTTTGGCTTGCCGCTTTTGAGTTTAAAGATATCGCTTGACGCCTGCAAAGTATCCCTTCCCTCTTCATTGTCGATAAGTTGTGCTTCAACCGCCTTGGTGATTGAGTCAACGTTTTTGGATAGCGTTTCCGAGATCTCTTTTTCGGATGGAACGGAAAGCGGTTCAAAGGCGATTGACCACTCCTCCTCCTCAACAATGTACGGCAATAGCCACTCAAGAATAGGCCTGTAATCCTCACCACGCTTACGATCAATCAGCTTATAGAATGTCTCAAGCGCCGTGTTTTGGCTCTGGCTTACACCCCCAACGTTGCGGTTTTTGATGATGATTTCATGAATGCCCGAGTAGTTCACGATCCTATCCATCTTCTTATCAAGGAAAGCGTCTACTCCGCTAATGTCAGAGTTTAAAATCTCATACTCTTCATCAGTCGCATCAATGCCGATCGCCCTGCCTACTCCGCCGTTATCATCAACCTGAGCGAGCCTTAACCTTGCGGCCATTCTTCCGTCGTCGTCGTCGCACAGCATAGCCAGATCTTTGGCTTTCCACACCGCCTGTTGTTTGCGGCGCAGCAACTGAGTTGCTAACTCCTCGCAGTAGTTATAGTCATTGATTGCCTCGATCATTTTTGGAGTCAGTACGCTTTGCCCCCAGCCGTTGTTTCTCATCCTGATTGAGTCAGGCACACGATCTCCATCGATCACAAAGCAACGGGAGAAATGAACTTCATATTCTGCCATGTTGTCGCTAGGCTTGACGATGAATGTTACCGGCTCGCCATATCGGGATCTGTTTGGGTTGGTTTCTCGCTTGCCTACCCTGACGCGGGTGCGATCGTAAACTCTGATCGATTCCAGCTTTGAACCCTGAGACACTTGGGTTTTCAGAGATCTGTTGTCTGCAATGATTGCGACAATCAAAGCGCCGCCGAAAAGCCTGCCCCAGCACAACGCGCTAATCAGCTTCTCATTGAGTTTCATGCCGTCCCACGCTGACCGGAAAGCTTTTTCATCTTTCACGCCATCAACCTTAAACCCTGTGGTAACCATCTCCTCGGGAATTACGTCGATAATCTTTCTCGCCAGCGGGTCATTTGCGTACATCTCAACCGCATTCCCAGAAAGAACGTCAGACATTGATGAGGTTTGAGCGCCCCTGAATGTATCTTCATATCCGTCACTCTTCGCCACGATTGCCGAAACTTCGGTTTTCGTCGGCTCTTTCTTTTTAGCCATACGTGTTACTCCAATAAAAAGGGCTGAAAAATATCAGCCCAATTGTACCTTTATTTCTTTACGCCAGCAAGGCGCTTCATTCGTTCGACTGCGTTGTCATTTATGTTGCACTCAAGGTTAACGGCGTCGATCGTGTTATCAACGATATCGTCATTAGGGTGCGTATCGTCATAAGTGAACGCGCAGTGCTCTATCACAAAGTCAATGATAAAAGGATGATTCTCTGGAAGCACAACCCTGCCAGCCTTTATTACCGGCTGAGCGTCCATTGCCCTCGTCACCTTATCCTTGCTTCGCTGAACTGGCGTTATCTCGATCGGCGTTGTCCTGCCGCTATCCTGAATCAGGCCTGTCCCAGACGCTTTATCCTCAATGTATATCTTGCGCAAGGTTCCAAGCTCCCTGTTTTTAGACCATGACTTTTTAACGAAAAGGTCAAAGTTCTTTTTCAGTTCCGGCGCTTTCCACTTACCACGAATGCCATCGATAAAATAAAGCTTGTCGCCTTTCTTGCCCCACTCAATAAATACTGAGTAGTCGTTTAACTCCCCTGTCTTTTGCGCCGTATCGCCGGTTATGAAGCGATAATCATACCGGTCAGGAGTAGGCTCATCAGCTTCAGAGCTGTCACCACAGTAACGCCACCAATCCTCTGAAAACACATTGCCACCAAGGGCGAAAGGCCTTTGCTGATACTGAGATTCAAACGTGTATGGGTCAGCCTCGCGCAGAGCCATAAGATCGTGAACTGATTCCTTTGCAGGCCAAAATGAATAGTGCTTAACGCCGTCGATCTCGATTGAGTCACTCGTCAAAACATCCTTTTCAAAGTGAGGCCATAGCCACTCTGGCAAAGTCCTCCCGTACTCCTCTGTCACAAGCGCCGGTATCGATATCTGGTCGAAATCCATACCCATGCCGCCGTTCATCATGAACCAAGTTGAATCTTGGCAGTGCAAACGCTGCTGGATTGCGATGATCGGAGTTCCCTTGTGCATCCTACGCGATCGAATGGTGTTCTTCAGTAGTGAGTGAGTCTTTTCTCTCTTCACCTTTGAAAACATATCGTCTGGCTTGTCGATATCGTCCAGCATCACCATGCCGCTGAATGATGGCGTCATGTAGCCACCACGCGAGCCAGTGATCTGACCGCCTGCCGCCTTGCTGATTAACTCCATCCAGATCTTGCTATCGCTGTTCAGAACCTGCAATTCGTCGTCTTTGCTTGTGCCAAACTTTGACGGCCAAAGCTCCTGCCACTCTGGAGAACTTACGATCTCCCTGACGCGCTTTGAGTTACGCTTAACCAGCGTATCCGCAAAGGAAATGTTCAGGTTCCTGACCTTGGGTAATTTAATCTGTGCGTATGGCGGCAAGTGGATAGAGAAGATCTCCGTTTTACCAGATCCGGGCGTAACGTTAAAGATCGTGTTGTGCCTGATGCCTTGCAGTATCTCCTCAACGCACCGGCACAAGTATAGGTGATGCCAATTTGGCTGGAAGATCTGAGCCTGCATTAACTGAAACCAGATCCTGATAAACTTCTCAAAAGAGGCCTCGCTAAGACCCTTTATCGCTAGTTTTTGCTCAGGCGTGAGATTTTCCCATATCAGCATGATTAATCCTTATAGCTCATCAAGCACAGACTTAACGGCGCTCTGCAATGCCTCTTTGTCGTTGACGTTTGCCGTGCTCTGGCTGATGGTTTCAACCGTGATGTTAGCAGGCTTATCAATCCCCATCTCTTTGCCGATGAATGAGCCGTTGATGATTCCGTTAGCGGCAAGCTGAAATTTCTGCTCATAGATCACGGAGTCGATAAACTCAATCACCTCTTTAAACTGCGGATCTTTTCGGTACTTCACGATCACCGCCTCACTCATACCGGAAAACAGCCTGAATCCGTTCATGGTGAAAACCCTGACCTTGTGAACTTTTGATTCACTAACTCGCCCCTGAAATGCCGCCGTCTCAGCCGCCTGAAGGCTGTTTGATTCAGCCCATTCGAAATACTTCACGGCCATGTCGTAAACGCTCTCCGGCGTGTGCTGTGAGCTGCTATGCACCTTAAACACATCACCGAAAGATTTTGAGTAAAGTTTTGAGAAGTTGCGAACCTCGCTAGGCTCATATTTAGCCATGATAAAATCCCCATTGATAATGATTGCCTGAGTATACCAGATTTCAGGCACAAAAAAACCCGCCGTAGCGGGTTAAGTTTTACTTGGTGTCAACGTATTTGACACTGTGCGGGCGATACTCTTTTGCTCGCCGGTACGCCTCAATGATCTGATCGGCATTACCATTAACCGTGAAGGTTTGCTTGTCTTTGCTGAGCGTGATAATCAGCACCTGACCTTTTTTGACGTATCGCCTGACCAGCCATTTCGCAAGATAGCGCCAGACAATAAACATGGTAATTGCACCGCCGATGAAGTAGATCATGATAATTCCTTAATCAGATTGATTTTGAACTTATGGGTTGTTTCGTCATAACGTGCCATTTTCTTGGCCTGCTGCAACGCGCTTTGTGAATCTTCTGCCTGAACGGTTATTTCAAAATGAATAACGCATGTTGCGCATTGCCTGCCCATTTTCTCTATTGTGGCTTTCACAATGTAGTTTTTCATGCGCTATCCTTTTTTGGTGCCCTTGTCGGGACTCGAACCCGAAACCCGCCGGTTATGAGCCGGACGCTCTGACCTATTGAGCTACGAGGGCGAATGGCAAGGGATCGCGGAATCGAACCGCGCTGATACAGATTTGGAGTCCGATCGGCTATGCCAGTGCACCCCCTATAATTAGTGCCACACTAACGCAGTGGCTGCGACTCTTTAACGCCTGCTGAGTTCATCGGCATTCCCGAACTGGCTTTAGGGTGTATCATGGTGGTAGCGGTGGTATTCGGCATCACACATGCATCACTTAGTCGCTCATCGTTGGAATTTTGGCGGCTCGTCAGGGAGTCGAACCCTGTGTTCATCGGTTAACAGCCGATCGCGTATCCGATTTGCTTACGAGCCATGTTTGGCGGATAGTGAGGGATTCGAACCCCCGCGCCACAATGTGACGTACAGGTTAGCAACCTGCTGCATTCGCCCAGCTCTGCCAACTATCCAATCTGGCGGAAGGTGTGGGATTCGAACCCACGGAGCTTTTACACCCGCTAGTTTTCAAGACTAGTGCATTAAACCAACTCTGCCAACCTTCCAAATTTGGTGCCCACTACTGGATTCGAACCAGTGACCTACCCCTTAGGAGGGGGTCGCTCTATCCTCTGAGCTAAGCAAGCTAATCATTGGCCGGTTACGGAATCCGGCGGGCTTTCTCAAATCCCCGATGATACTTATTTTCGCTCCTTATATGCGGAGCCTATTGGATTCTTTAGCGATTTCGGTGTCGCCGTCCAACGATTTGAATATTATACCGGTCAGAGAGCGAATGCAACACTACTCATAATCTTTTTCTGGATTTCCGTATCGACCGCTCAAATATCCAGCAAGCCAGACAAACTTTGTGCGTGTAATAATCAGCTCAAGCGGCTTGTGGTGCTTGTCGATCGTCTTACCGGATACGCGCTCAAAGGCCAATCCCTTCTTGCCGTTGCCAACCTTGTCACACTCAGCCTTGATTTCTGCAAGGCACTTTCTGGCGGCTGCTTTCACAACGTTGTATTCAGCTTCATTCAGTCCAAACATCAATTAATCTCCCAGCGCACATGAGTACCAACCGGAATGTTCACCTCGCCAGTGATTCGGCGCTTTGCGGTTCCGCACTCAAAGTTACCAACAGACAGAAGCACAATAACATCGTCATGAACTTCAATGCGGTTAGGCTTTATCTGAATGCTATCGTCAAAAACGTAGTTGTAACCAGTGCCACGATCAAAATAGTCAGGCGTGGTGAATGGGTCTGATTCAACTGCTTTTTTGATGCCTAGCAGTCTGGCAGAAACCGGCATTTGTTCTATATTTCCGATAACGATCATTTTGTAACTCCGAGCTGTTTAAGTGAGTTAATTATGCCACGCCGTAACGTGGCAGCTTTAGCAATTCGTGCTATTTGGCCTGACGATCGTAAAATTCAATCATCTGCATTGCCACGGCCGCAACCTGAACCAGCTCGGCGCGAACAGTTCCAGCGTGATCGCCGCCGAACTCATCGTGAAGCATTGCCTGACAAACTTCTCCAACCTCCTCACCAAGAATAAGCTGCCACAGCGCCGGATGATGATCGCGATTAGCGCCCCACTTGCGATCCTGAGAATTCATTTCTTCAAACACGTCATGAGCGGCTTTGCTCACGCGGTGATCAGGAATGATCACGCCTGATTGAATGAGATTATCCAGACATGAATGCTCATACTCCTCAGCCTGACTCCGGCTTAGCAAGCCATCTGCGGTGAGGCTTTTGCTAGGGGCGTCACTCATGGTTGTTACATCGATACCGTCAACCGTGACCGGTTCCATTTCGTATGAGTAATCACCATCTGCTTGATTATACACATTGTGGCAACGAATGAAGTGATCCACGCCAAGGGTGCATTTATTTCCATCATGCCACTGGGCATCTTTATCGTTTTGAAAAGTAACAAAGCCAGTTGGGTGAGAATGAAAAGTAATCGGGTAACGTACATCTTCTAATTTCAGCATTTTAATTTACCTTATGAATAATATGTAGACTAATAATTTGATGAGGTAAAGCGCCAGCAATACAGCCAGCGCAGCGCAACACACTTCGTTAAAGCTCAGTTTTAGGATCGAGTTTCGCCAGAAATGCAATGCTCTTAACCGCATCTTCAGGATCACCATCAATCAGGTTCAGGGAGTATTCCAGAGCGCGATCGGGAACATTGATATAGTCACGGCTGTCACCCTTGAAGGTGTATCCGTCACGGTAAAGCTTGAAGACACGCACGTCGTGACCGGCATCAATGAGGGGAATAATCTCAGCATCAAAGCCGCCGTCTGAAATTACGATATCAGCGCCAGCATCAGCAACGTAATCGGCCATATAGCGACCCATATAATCATCGCCCATAACCGGCTTAATGAAATCCTCGCTGATAGCGATCAGGAATTGCCGTGGGCTTTTACCGTTCAGGACAGGGAATGGTTTCTCCTTGGTTTTGCGGTCATTGTACTTTTCCATAAACACGCGAAAGTTACCCTCACCCAGCACACCACGCGCCACGTCAAACAGTGGCTTTTTGAATGAAGCCTGCATATCGACAAGGCTGTTTCGCATCATCAGATTTGCGATCGTGTCCTTACCTGACATAGGCGGCGAATTAAGGATGATGATTTTTGAACGTTTCATATTGATACCTCGTTGTTGTTGAGATGTGATTATGGCCTGAAATAATCAGGCCATCTTAGCAATTAGTGCTATTTGAGAGTTTCCACGCCGTGAGATTTCAAATCCTCACGCTTAGACGTGTCGCCGTAATCAGTTACAGCGTAAACCGTCAGGCCGAGAGACCGGAAGTGAGCAATAACGCTCGGGCTATCATCAAAGGCGCAAAGGATTCGACCGATGCCGAGGATTCGCAGAAACTCCTCTTTGATGATCGTGTCCTTGCGGTTATCCGTTGCGCGGCGCATTACCAGATGATGATGCTTTACACCATGATAACGCAGCCATTCCTCTGAGTCGTCACGAACATGATCGGCTCGGCCAGTAAGAACGATGATGATTTTACCAGCATCATACAGAGCATTAACAACGGCGATTGTATCATATATCGGCTCGTCGTACTTTGCAGCCTGATTAAATTCAAGCCACGTTTCCGTTAGATGCTGGTTTTCAGTTGGCAGCAAGAGCAGGCGGTGAGTTCCATCCGAAAGAGTGCCATCATAGTCAACGATAACAATCTCACGGCCAAAGCATGAGCTTTGGATTGCCAGCATGTAATCAATATATTGTTGCTCAGTCATTTTAACCCTTAGCGCTTTGCGCATTTCTTTGAACAGAACTTACCCCACCCGCGCTTAATGTCTGCAACGCGAACCATTTTTTTATTGCTGCAACCTTGTGCCGCGCAGGTGATTTCTTTCATTTCTCCGCGCGGTTTAGATCTGACCATTCTGCCAAGAGCCTGCATTTCAGGCATTGACATTTTAACTGGCTTCATCTCACGATCATCGCTGATGATGATTAGACCTTCCATAACCTCAACCGTCTCAGGGTTTACGATTATTGCCATTTCTTGAACCTCCCCTGATACTCTGGAAATGAATGCATCTCACGAATAGCAGAATCCCACTCGGACATTAAATCGAACTTCTTATCAGCCAAGTCCATGCTGTCAAGAGCTGAAGCCTTAGGGTTTTCCATGGCATGATTAACACGCGCTATTTTCTTTTGGATGGAAATAACGTTTTTCCTTGATTCTTCATACGTCATGATACTCACCTTTTGTTTGATTGCAGCCCCTGCCGCCTTGAAACAATAATACCCCGATCTCTCAGGGTATGTTTAGCAATTAGTGCTATTTTCGGAGAACGTATAGCACTTCACGTTCTGAGAAAATCATTGGCTCGCTTGAGATACCAACCAAAATTCTGCTCGATACAACAGGAGATCGATTTTTTACATATTCGAATACTGGAACAAACTCTTTATCAGAATCGGCTCGCTTAACCAGTTCTTCAGCCTTGACCTCTGTGAAAGCCTTGATGTTGTCAAAGCTTGACGGCACGCCCTTTGGCAGAACATCAGCACCAAGGATTTGACGTAGTTTCACGTAAGCGTCAGAGATTGCGTGCTCAGAACTAAGGCAATCTTTCGCTGTCTTCTCGGTCACCTTGACGCGATACTCCAGAGGCTCAACCTGTGACTTAAAATGAGCCAGATCATTAGCCAGATTCTGATTTTCCATGTTCAGAGCCAGAACGCGACCCAAGAGCCTGCCATTGCACTTTTTGATTCGCTTGTTGTTCGATTTGGCGATGTTGAGATCGTCGGTAAGTGTGCGCACCTCGGCCTCAAGGTGGTAAAACTTACCGACCATTAACGCCTTATCGATCTTGATCATTTTTATCCTTTCGTTCGACATGCTCAGGTCGTCAAGTGCGCGAGACAAGTCGCCGTAGATTCGGCTAGCCTGACGGTCAAGGCGGTAATTCTCCTCATTGAGGCGAATGATCTCATCCTGCAACTCTTTGGTGCTTTTTGACTTACGGAAAAGATTTCTGAAAAGATTTCTGAAAAGTTTCATCGGTAATCCTTAAAATTAACTGTTTTTATATGCCCCTCATTGCTCATGTATGGCATCGTGAGAGGCGTTATTTAATGATGTGCGATTGCCTTATGACATTCGCTTCAGCTTCAGGCTGATTTGTTTGCTTTCGATTTTGGCGTCAACAGAAACGGTGTTGAAGAATCCAGCCAGCTCACGCAGCGAATCGATATGCTTTTCCGCGTCAATGCCTGCGATTCTGGATATGGTGAAGAGGGCGGAATCGATCTGGTCGATACACTTCCGTGAGTGATGGCAGTCGTTTCTCAGCTCTGCAAGCTCTGCATAGCGCTTGCCCAGAGTTGCAGGCGTTTCTTTCTCATCCTCCTGCTGCGCTGGCTCGACCATGACGCACCGGCTGATAAGGCCATCAGCGATCGTTGCTTTTTCGATCAGTGCGTCCTTTGGAAACTCAAAGGTGGCTACCATAGGGTTATGACCATACTTCAGAACTTCTGAATCACTGCGGATTTTCTCAATCGCAGCAAGTAGCTGCTGCTCGGTCATGTTGTTCATTGCAGCAAGATCTGCGATTGGGCTAAACGGTTGCTTCTGCTTCATGGTCAGTGCGCCGTCAGCATTGGTGCCACAGGTAAAACGCAGCGGTTCGTTACTCTTGTCGTTGATGCTCATGGTAAATCTCCTGATTGGTTGCTTCGATGAGGTAAATGATAACCGGTCAGCGCGATGGATTCTTAGCAATTCGTGCTATTTGATTCCCTGCCTATCTGTTCGCGCAATTCACCAGAACGGAAGTCAGCTCGGCGCTTGCTTTTGTCAAGGAAATCTTTGATTACCCCCATAGCTCTGATGATTTCAATCTGACCACGCCCACCGTGAAAGTGGTCATTGATATCCGTCATGCAACCCTGAAGCGATTCCAGATCTGACAGAGCCATTTTGATTTCCGCCTTCACTGACGCCATGCCAGCAAGCTGATTAGACAGCATCACAACCTGATTTTTGTTTTTAATTCTTCCACCTTGCCGCAAGCGGCCTCGATTGCTTTTTTACATAAGGCGCGCATTTCAGACGAGCCATAACTCAACCCATACGCATCTGAAGGTTCAAGTCCGTGGGATAAGTAATCGGATTGGCTAAATGACTTCGGCAATACGATCGGCTTTTGCGGGTCGGTGAATAGCTCAACTAAGTCTGTTACCTTTCCAGTTTCAACCATCCATTCAGGTGGCCTTTCTCTGCTTAATTCTTTACGCCAGTCTTGGAATCCTTCACAGGTTTCACAACCAGCATAGTTATATGAATATGCGTAAGGCACCCGATCGCCTTTCAGCGCTGCTAGTTCTGCCTCCGCATTGGTTGCCCGCTCGTTGAGATGCAGCTTAACCTTGAGATTCATGCTGTTCTCTTGCAGGCGTTGAGCCGTGATGCGCTCGATCTGTGATTCAAGCTCTACAATGCGATCTAGCATCCTTTTGGCCTGCTGGCCTGATATTGCGAACATGCCGCCGCAAGCCATTGCCGTTTCTGCCTGCTCGCGCATGGTGGCAACCTTAAATTCTTCTTTCATTTCCGCAAACCTCTGTTAAGTGAACAAGTACATCATAGCAAGATCGAGAAATGCCGGTTTAGCAATTAGTGCTATTCCGGCATTTGGTTATGGCTTAATGTTCAGCCAGTCATTCAGTGCGGCTTCTGCGTCGTCGTCAAAGCTGTCTAGATCTTCAGAGATAGCGGCTTCGGTGTTATCGACAACTTTTCTAAGTTCCATAACCCTGTCGTAATTAATATAATCGTCCTGCATACCTACGTAAGAAGACAACTCCTTCAGCGCAGCATTCTCAGCAACCAGCTTCTGATAGTCGTCATAATCAACGAACTCGCCAGAATCACTTACGACAACCTCACCGCCGCCCTGAGTGTAAACCTGAAGGTCGTAACGGGTAACTGATTTCATTTCATTAAATCCTTAATGTCAGCAATGAGATTTGACACGCCATCTGACCAAGCGTAACGATCATGCGTTGGGTGTACGCTTTCGATGAAGTCACGCAACTGAGCAACGCTAGGCGACACGTTGATACTCACCTTATTGGTTGTGCCTGTGCGCTCGTTAAGTGCGTGAGTCATGACCGTCAGAATGTCGTCATTCGAAAAACCGCGCAGGTAGTGCCTAGCCATTTGCTCACCGCGCTGCTTCAGGTAGTCGGTGCGGTTGTTGAGCTTGGCCGCGTCAGATGCTTTTCGCTCCTGCTCAAACTCAAACTCTTCTTCGGTTTTGATTCTCATTTCGATTTACTCCCGAACCGGAATCTGATACCAGTAAGCGATATGCTCAGGACGAATGCCATATTGCGCCTTACACTTCTGATAGCTGGCAGTTTCAAACGTGCCAGATTGATTTAGTCGCCCTACGTGCTGAGTGCCGTCAAGCAACTCAACTGTTACCGTGCGGTAAGTGGGCGGCTTGCGCTCGCTGAATTTAATCCACATTTCCATTCTCCCGTGATTGGTATGGGGTGATTATACCTAACCACCCAGATCGAGGTTTAGCTATTCGTGCTATCTGATGGCAGTGCCAGCAACTCGGCGATCTTACGGTCAACCTCTGCGACGGCGATGTAATGATCGGCTTTCAGCTTATCGCGCTGAGCCTGAAGGTTCTTGACGATAATGTTATTCACATCGATATCAGCATCAAGCTCAGTCTCAAAGCTAACCTTTTGTAGAACGACGTAGTTACCGTTTGTTGACATGTCGCTATCATTCACATATATGCGACCTTGCAGAAAACCGCTGGTGCATAGGCAAACGTAAAGCGTTCTTTTAATCTTCTGTGGAATCTTCATCTGACACTCTCCGGTTGTGGTTTTTGGCTCGCTGGCCTTGAAATAATAATACCCGCATTGAGCGGGCATTGTTTAGCAATTCGTGCTATTAGCAGAGAATGATTAGCAATAGCGCCCACGTCAGAAATCCAGCGTTACCGGTCACGACGTACATCCCCAGCAAGAAGAGTCTGAATGGTGTCATTTTCATTTTCATTTGCGCTTACTCCATACCTTTGCGATCAGCCATTCGGCGATCATGAGTGCGATACCGATCGAGGCGGCTACGATAGCCATGCCTGCGATGGCGAACAGTGCGTGAATCATGTCCATAATCTACCTTACGTTGTAAATGAAACCATTGCGCCACATGATGAAAGCCCAGATGGCATGATCGGCCAGCGTGTGCCATTGCGTTCTCTCTTCATACAGGTTGTAAGTACAGAACTCACGGAATCCATGAGTCATGTACTTGAACTTTCGCCACTGGCAATACAGATCGACGTGTGAGTGCATCAATCAACATCCTCGATCAGCTTTTGAATCTCAGCGCGATAAAGCTCAACCGCCCGCTTGGTTGCTGGCATGTCGTCAATATCGACGTCCATCAGGTCAATGCGTACTTTAAGCGCCTCTTTCAGGGCTTTGACCGCTGCGGCATTGTCAAGAACCTTGCGCATACTAGGATCTGATTCACCCTTAAGGTTTCGCTCCTCGTTGCGAACCAGTCCGATCCGGTATCGCTGATTCTCTGTGTCTCTCAGAATCTTGACGCACCCTACCGCTGCAACCTCCTTGACCCGATTCATGATTACCCTGATGTATGCGGGAGTGAGTACGCGCTGGCAGAAGTCCGCATCAGTGCATTTGTCGATGTATGAGAACGGGATGCTGATGAAGCCGTTATCAATCTGCTCGTTGTCAGGATCGACCGCCAGAGCCTTTGCTGCTGCCCTCAACTGCTCACGCAATACATCTGGCGTGAGTGATGGCATGACGATACGCCCATCTATGATTACTGTCTCCATGCTTGATTCCTTGTGATTGGTGATGAGCCACCATATTACCCCGAAAGAGAACTGTTAACAAGTGTCTTAGAACAAAATCAGGCATAAGCATAACGAAATTACGAGCTAGAACCGCATTCTGCCTGAGTTGTTATGCGTGTTCTCGTGTTATGCGCCTTTGAGGTGGGGTGCCACACCATGCCTTTATCCCCCTCCATAATGGCAATATGAGCATGGACAATGGAAAAATATAAACATTCCTCCAAATCAACGAGAACATGCATAACAGGAGATAACAATCTATATATACAATAATAATAAAGCCTTATTTATCATATATATATTATAGGCTATATACTGTTATGTTTGCGTTCTTTTGCGTTCCATTGTTATGCAAATCGCGCCGGATTAAATTACATAACGCAGAGAACAAGGCATAACAAAGTGTGGCCGGAAATCATAAATCAGGCAGGCGAGCAGAGTACAATTCTCAATCCCCCTCATGATGATTATAGAATCCTGTAATCACTGAATCACACAATCACGCAATCATTGCATCATAGAATCCTGTAATCTTGTGATTGTAATCATCACGATCTGAGTACGTATGATTACCGTGTGATTGCCTCATGATCACTTTGTGATTGAAATAATCACGTAAATAGCACGAATTGCTAAGAATGGATTGCACCGATCAGCGATAATCATCTCATCGAAACTAGACAGACATTAAGGCATTGCAATGAACATTTGGATTGAAATCATTAATCGCCAGTGGGTTCACCGTAACCATGAGGTTTTCGGTTCTCTGGCAAGGCGTCAGATTCGTAAGGCTGTGAGCAAATTAAGATCTGAATAGCACTAATTGCTAAGAAAAATTATCGGGGTGGCGATATAGTTACCCCATCGAAAACAAAGAGGGTTAGAAAATGTTCAAAGTTGTTAACGGCAAGTCAGAGCGGGATGAGCTGATTAGCTTTCTGGAGATGGCAAATCGCAAGGGCATCATCGGTCAGGTTGATGATCGTGAGCTGAGGGATGTGATGTTTCTGGTTCCCAACAAGCGATTCATCAGCACCATCGTCTCTGTGGAATGGTACACGAATTTGGTGACCGTTCGCTCTGGTGGTTTGCGTGTTGACTGTGATGAAATTTTGTTTCAGTCAACTCACCCTAATTACCTCGGGGAATATATCGCGCTGTATCATCGTGGTGAATGTGTTGCGCGTATTGGGCGGGAGAGTTTCTGATGAACATTCACGATATGCATCTTAAAATTGTCCTGAAACGCGCCGCTGAATTGGGCTTGGTTGTTTCTCTGCAAAGCTTGTTTGGTTGTGGTGATTTTGTTGTTCGGGTCGAATACAGCGAAACCGCTCCCGACGTGCTGCTTGATATGTTTTATTCATCTGATAGCAGTCCGGCATCAAAGTATGCTGCTCGTGATATCGATATGGTATGCGATCACATTCAGCAAATGATTCACACTAACGCGGGGATTTACGAATGAGTGAGCAAGCGTTTCGTGCTGCGCAAATGATGCAGTCTGCGGCTGATGATGCTCGGCGTGCATCCAATTCAATCAGTGAAAGCGTTGACCGCCTGCGCCCGCTGTTTGAGGATGGTTACGGAGGGATCGCGTTTCGTCTGGTGGAGTTGCTGGAGGCTGAGAATCTCAGGATTATGGAATCTCAGGATGCAAAGATTATGGAATCACATAATCACGGGATTATAGAATCACATGATTCCTTAATCATCATGCTCGGTGAGGTTACTGGATCTCTGCAAGCAATGCTCAGGTCTCGCGTTATCAGACAAAGCGATTTCGCAACAAACAAAGTTCAATGCATGATCGATAAGGTCAGCGCTGTTATCTCAACATTGGAAGGAAATAAAGAATGAAAAACGTTATCTGGAATGATGCCCGCACACTGCCAGTAATCCCGCGTGGTGAAGATCGTTACTTCTGGGCGGTAATCCGCTCAAACATGTACGACATTAATCACAGCGTCCGGCGTCAGGATGAAGCGGGTAATTACATCCCTGAGTACAAACTGCGTGATTCTCGCGTATTCGTAACCCGCATTGACTTCATGAATGCAGAGCTTACGGATGAGGAGCGTGAGAATCTTGAGAATGGCGAGTGTTCAGTAACAGGATCGGAAGACGTATCAAGCCCGCTGGATAATTACATCAATGAAGACGGCGAGCATATCGACAAAACAGGCTTCTACGATCTGGAATACGGCGGTGATTCCGGTTACATGTATTTCTTTGACAAGAACGCTGAAGGCTATCCGGTTCGCCCTTTATACGGTCATCATGGCGCTCCTGACGGTCGGGTAATCCTCGCGTGGGCTGAATACGTGACGCCTGACGCTCCTGACTGGTTAAAAGCGGAGTTTGCGGCAAATAGCACTAATTGCTAAACATCCATTGGGGCGGCTTGATATAGTTGCCCCACACAAACAAATGGAGTCATGGAAATGAAAAAGAAATTTGTTCCACGAAAACCGGTCAGCAATGCAAGCGCTTCAAAGAGCCTGCGCCCTACTTCGATCATCATTCGCAATGACTGGATGTTTAACGTGATTGAAGGGGAAAAGTTCTGGCGTCAAAAAGGAAGCGGTGAGATCGAGACTCTCGTTTCATTCAGCCGAATGGATATTAAAGGATCCGGCAACGAAAAGGAATGGCGGGAGCACGTTATCTCTATCGGATCTGACGGTCGCAGGATTGAGACAGTTAGCACTCACTCAAATTATCACGGCAACGTTGTAAGTATCATCCTTGAGCCTGAAATCGTCGTTAATCTCAAGGGAATCTCACAGCCATTGTCGGCCGCTCGCTGGTCTGCTTATCGTCGTTCACAGCCGGTAAAAGAATTCGATACTCTTCTTGCAGTTGCTGACATTGACGGCGTAACTAAACTCATAGATATGGATGAAGGAATTCTGGAAATCGTGGAGATGTTATGAAAAAAGAAATCATTCTCGTTAAGGTTGTCGGGCTTATTAGCCAAAACCTCAAGCTTGATCGTGGTGACATTATCGTCGGTCAGGTTGAGTTCAGCGGCCTGCTTTCTCTGGCCGTTCGCAAGAAATCAACCGGTGAAGTTATCCGTTTTAAAATAGCGCCGCGTGGTGCTGATTTGTGGGGATGGCATTCAGTTGTAGTTCGCCGCGTTCGTGATGATGAAATTAATCGCCAGTGCCTTATTGCTGCGTTTAATCATCTGCGCATTATGTCAACTGAATTAAAACAGAAAACGAAAACCATTTCAGGCCTTGCGATCCTGAAGTTAAGAATGATTGTGGGGTTATAAATGCGTCGCCATCAAATTACATGCAATTGCAGTGCTTATGATTTCCCGCATAGATTTGGTGGCGGCTCTTGCACAGGCCTGCAATATGTTATTGAGAAGGCGGGTAGCGAACAGTGCAAATACTGCCTGCTTAATAACAACGGCTGTGAGGTAGTGAAAGGCATTGAATCCCCTGAAGAATGCGGGTATGTTATTGACCTGCGTCATTCAAATGAAATATACAAAAAAAGGACATTAAATAAATGATTAAGTCAATGAAGATAGTTGATAAGGCTAATGAGTCTGGTAAGGTTATCGTTCGCGCAGGTGAAAAGGTAATCACCATAACCAAATCGGAATCAGGCGGTTTAATTGTCTCCGATGGCGGCGCTTTGATTCGTAAAATGTCGTATTATCAGGCTCTTGATTATATCAGCGATTTTGAGAACTGCATTGAATCATATTGAACGTGAGGGGTGGCTAATTGCCGCCCTTTTTTGCTCCTAAATTAAATAGCACTTTTTGCCAAAACAAGATCGTAAGTTACTGATACATTACAAACCAAGCAATAAGCCAACCAAGGATATTTAAATGTCGAAAGTTAATCTGAAATGCACCGTAGTTTACATCAAGAATTCACACCTATTTGCTGGCCGCCTGTATACCGGCAAGATTGATGATGAAGGTAATTATTCAATCCGCGCCGCTGGTGAGGATGGCAAGAAAAAAACCATTCACCTTAGCGTAGGCGTAAGCGGTGAGGTTTATCTCGCCGAGGGCGTTGAGGTTATCGCCCGATTCCTGCAACTCAAAACTAAAACAATCCTGTGCAAATATGCATCCGTGCGCACGAAGGGTAACGCATTCTTCAAGGCTGGTAAGCGCTACATGATGGAAGATGGCCGCTCAATGGGCGCTTGTGCCGGTCTGGTTTTCGATGAGGAGGGTGATAGCTGGAACCTCTACCGTGAAGATGTTGGCTTTTCAGTGGCTGACTCATACCTGTTTGAAGCAAAATACTCTTAATCTGATCTGTATCTGACATAACCAAGCGTGTATCATGGCGGGATTAGCATTCCCGCCACTAAGGAGCCTTTTAGATGTTCAATTTCAGTGAGCCGAAAATCAGCGCATCGCAGATCATTGAGATCGCAAAGATTAACGGAACATCACCCGT